AGTCAGAACCAGGATTGTCTCTCTCATAAGACTTTCTCCCTTTCTCATTTAAACCACCTTCTTTATTCTTACCAGACTTCTTTGTCCATGCAGCACCTTCTTTAGTTAAATCTTTCTTACCATATGTTATACATGGAGTTTGACCACAACCACAATTTTTTTTCTTATCTAATTGATTGTATGATGTTATCTGCTCTTTATGAGTCTCACCTTTCATGAGCATACCATCTGGCATAACATGATGACCCTTTGGAATAGGTTTACATTTCTGATCATCATTACAGAAGTATTCTCCCTTACCACATTTAGTTTCTTCTCCATAACTATTGAATGCACCCATTGATGCAGTTCCAGTATCTGTTGATGGAGTTGCTAATTCTTCTGAACCAGCTTTACTTGGTTCTTTTTTCTTTTTCTTATATCCTTTAGGTCTATAACCTTCAGTTGATAATACAACAGGGGAATCTGTAGGATCAGACTCATGATACTTAATAACCCTACTGCCAGGATATACCTTGTCTGCTATCTTCTGTGCTTGTGGTCTCTGAAGTTTTTGTAACTTAGATCTAAACACAGTGATAGTATATTCTCTACCTCTCCATACGAGAGTAAGAACATAGTACCTTCCATACATTGTAGGGATTCTAGTAGTCATCCTGATACTGCGTCGCAATTTTCATCGTGACGCTGATACGATGCAGGAGTCCTAGCAGTATTGTTAGTATTCCTTGCTTGGTATGTACCAGGTGTTCTCGCAGTATTATCAGTATTGCGAGCTTGATAGTCAGCGTTGAAGTTTTCGTACGTTACTGTACTCCAACCGTCATAAGGATTTGAGAACTGCTGTACTGTAGTCTTGCCTGGTTGAGGACTTACGGGGTCGCAGTTTTCGTCGTTTCTTTGGTATGCCATGTGACTATTTATCCTTTGATTTTTTAGATGCATTCTTTAGCATCTTTTGAAGATCAGCAGTGCTACCAACAAATAATGAGTTGTTAGTTACCACTTTCTTAGCACTCTCTTCTTTGACATTTTTCTTGTCTTTCTGTAGTGCCATCAGTTTGTCTGCTACATCACCTACGTGTTTGATGAGTTGTCCAGCAACTTCGTATGCTCTAGGGTGATCAGAAGACATAGCCAAATCAAGAGCACCGTTGACAGCTTCTTGTCCTTTATCCACCAAGGCATAAAGGTTTCCTCGTGCATATTCATAGTCGTCTTGTACCTCGTCTTTTCCTTCTACCTTTTTTACAGGTTGTGGTTTCTCAGGAGTCACCTCCGCTGAGACTGCTTCCACAGTCTCGAACGCTTTATCTAATCCTGACATGTCTTCGTTATTCATAATAAGATATTGTCTCGCTAAATCCAAAGTCATCATCACCAGTTAGTAATGCATCATCTGTTGCATCAACTAGATCTATTGGAGTACCAGAAGCAGCTGCAGCTGCTGTGGTTCCATTCTGTGCTCTACGAACCTGTAATTTGTTTGGAGAAGTCTTAGCTTTAACATACATCACTTCATTTCCAACTTCAATATAAGATTGGGTAGGAATATTGCTGTAGTCTACTAACTCTATTACAAGGTTTCTTGCAGTAATAGCACCTGAAAGTTCTGCAGTTCCATCCTTATTTTTGTCCGTAAGTGCTCTTGGTTCCACAGTATAAGCAACTTGTCTGGTAGCTGTAGCAGAAGGCATAGTAGTATAGATATCTGCTTTTGCTTTCTTGATAGGTCCTTGAGTTCCTACAGGTCCGAAGATGTATGCTTTTACAGTAAAACTGAGACTCACTAAAGTAATTTTCTTATCATCAAAAGTTCCTTCATAGTCATCACTATAGTTAATACTATTAAGAATTATTGGAAGATCTCTATAGTCATTCATATCATCAACCATCTTGATTGTAATTTGATAAGAAGGTTGAAAGACTGGTAGAATCTGTTCTAATATTTCTAACGCTTCATCATTAGTTTTTGATATAACATTAAGTTCAAAATCAATATTATAGGGAACTGGTGTAAATTGTTTATTCACACTAGTAGCATCTTTTGCTTTTACAGTTAATGTTGTTGGAGCAAGTTTCCTAGCACTATCATATGAAATACCCGTCATCTCAAAAGATAAACGGGGAACTGTGATCGCAACCTTCTGGTTAAGATCTGCCTGTTGTTCTAGTCTTGCTAAAAATTTCTGTCGAGGACCGTATGCTAGAGGAACTTTCATCCTACTATAAATTGATCCGTCTTTGTTTTCTTTTCTACATTCTATATTATTGAAGAGTGTTCCAAATCCTATGACGCACTTTCTAATAATCTTGTTGTATGTGTATGCACCTAACATTATAAGTTACCTGCTATTCCAAATGGGTTGCCTTCACTGAAGTCAAGAATGTCATCTCCAAAACTCTCAAAGGTGACACTTTCAGAGTATTTAGGGTCAGCAGTTGCTTGCTCATCCCTACTATCTAGCACAATTGTAGCTCCAGACTCTGATCCTACTATAGATTCACCTATTATAAATGATCCAGTAGGTGATTTAAGTTTGACCCAAGCTTCACCTGCATCCCACTCTACAAGGTTTGCAGTAGTACCACTAGTACTACCAGTGACTGTTTCAGGTACAGTAAATGATCCTGAAATACCTACAGGGGCAGATGTGAAACCTACAGTTGCAGATGTATATCCAGTACCAGCATTTGTAATATCAACTAACTTAACGCTCCTATATCCAGAACCACCATTGACTATATTAAGAGCAGTCAATGTTCCATTGGTAAAAGTAGGAGTTAGTTGTGCCATTCTACCAGGATTGTCAGGAGCACTAACAACAACTGATACCCTATCTTCATCATATCCACTACCACCATCAACTATTTGTACATCTCTAATCTCACCTTCTTTTACAACTCCTCGTATGACTGCAGATGATACTGGAGAACCACCACTTAGAGTTATGTTTACTAAGAATGCTTCTGCAGTTGCATCTTGCCCATCACCAGATATTGTAACTGTAGGTGTTTCATTATACTTAGATCCATTAGTGCTTATAAAGATTTGATCAATAGATCCACTTGATACAGTTGCGGTAGCTGCTGCAGTGATTCCATTGACAGGAAGATAGTAGTGCTTAACAGTATAACCGTAATCTACTAGATCCTCATCACTATCAAATAGATCTCCTTGCTCGTCACTGTACTCGAATAGTTCTGCCTTGAGTTTGTATACGTAACCTTTACCTAATTGGTAATATGGTTCTTCATGCTCTACAAATTTTATCTCAAAGTAATTACTTGTTAATGGAAAATATATCAGATCTCCTTCTTGTGGTCTCTCAGGTGCTTTGTAATCTGGGTCAAGTAAAAGGAATTGTGATATAAGATCTGAAAATCTTTGCTGAGATATAATCATAGTTATCTCATCAGTCTGTGCTACACCAAACTTTGTTAATAGATCTCCACCACCTTGGAACCCTTCAAAATTTTCTAGATATGCTTCTATAATATATGCATCATTAAACTCACCAATCACCTCTTCATTAAACACACCATCAGTTTGCATGATCTCTCTAGGGCAGTAGAGAACATCCATCCCAAACATCTTGAGATATTCTTCTACTAGATTCTGCTGTAAGAACTGTTCGTTCCTAGTGCCATGTGTAAAGTAAGTGGTTCTTGCCATTATCCGATCATGTCAAGTGGAGGTGTCTCATACTGAGTAAGCATTTCCTCTTCTAATTTCTCTACCTTTGCCTTACCTTCGTTGTATATAAACTCACCGTTCATTGTAATTCCACCTGGCAACTGTGCTCCTTGGAACTTAATTAAATTAGCACCCCACTGTCTCTGTATCAATGCAGTCACATATCTCTTTAACCACAAGTCATTATATACAGCAGTTGTAGTACTAGGATCTATTGCACGATAGCATTCAATAACTAAGAAATCATTTTCCTTAACATCAGTTTTAAAATCTAAATCTAGATATAACCTATCACCTCTTACTTGGAATCTAGTTTGTTTCTGTCCTTCCAACAGATAGTAGATATCTTCTAATCTTCTATTGACCATTTCATATGTAAGGATCTCTGTCTGTGTAAGATCCCAAAGGTCATTCAATCTCCACTGATACCTAACGTCAAATAAGTTTGTAACATTCTTGGATACAAAATCAAATACCTTTATAACACTAGTAACATGCTCAGGAACTTTAAGATAGTTGTTTTGTTCAAACCAATCAACTGCCAATGCTGATGATGTTGCACCTGTTACTTGCGTAGTATTATCAGTTGTCATGGCATCAATCATATCCTGAGTAAACTTCACTTTTAAATGAGTTCTGATGTATCCATCCATATGTCTCTCATTATAAAACTGGACAGCATCATCTACTATATCACTTATCTGATCATCTTCTATGTTTATTTCTAGGACGGGAGCACCATTTTGACGTAGTGCATAATCTATAAGTCCCTGTCTGGTTGATGGGATTGACATGTTAGGTAGGATTAACGTTGAATCTAATTCTTACATAATATGTAGTGTTTGCGTTCAAAGTAACGTTAACAGGTAAAGAATACTGTGTTAAGTTAGTTGGGTTACCAAGTGATTGGTGAACAGGAGGTGAGAAAGCTGTTGTTGCAGCAAACTGCCAATCACTAGAGGTATGCTGATAACCAGTCTTCAGTGCAATAGGATCAACATTAATTGTTGGGTTAAATGCTGGTACTATTGTTTGGATATCTGGTTGATCTACAAATGGTGTTGTGAAATTAACCGCAGATGTATAAGCACTTTCCAAGTTAGCATTATCTCTAAATTTAACCTGTACCTGATAGGTAGTGTCAAAATCTAGAACAGCAGATGGCACAGTAAATGAGGTTAAGTTACCTGTATCACCATTAGCATATGTACCTGCAGTATCATATACAGTTACGTTATCACTTACTCTTCTAATTCTCCAGAATGTAGAAGCATGAGTTGATCCTGCATATTCAGAAACGAATGCAGAAGTAGTAATAACTGGTCTTCTCGATAATGTTTTGGTAGTGTCTGGATCAACAAATGGTGTTACTGTAGTAGGACCAGATACAAATTCAGATTCATTAACAGTTAAAGTTATAGAATTAGAAGTTACAGTGGTTGCTTCTGCGTTAGATAAAACACAACGGAACTGTTCTGATGGACTTGTTGGGAATGTTGTTGCAGGTGTAGTGTATGATGCTGCGTTTGCACCATTGATATTAGTCCAATTACCACCACTGTCTGTAGATTTCTGCCATTGATATGCTATAGAATCACTAGTGATCGCAGCAGTAATACTAAAGGTTGCGGTCTGCCCTTCAATTACAGATGTATCTACTGGTTGTTGACTAATAGAAATAACTCTTAGAACAGTCAATAGTCCATGATCAGAAGTTATGTCAGCAGCAGATCCAACAAGAGATACTACGCAACGATAACGATCATCGTCATCATTAGCATGTACTAATGTTGGTGTAGTGTATGCTGCATTTGTTGCTCCACCAACAGGAGAGTAGTTAGATCCATTATCATCAGATCTTTCCCACTGGTATGTTGGAGTTCCACTACTAGAAGATGTACTAACAGAGAATGATGCAGTAGCACCTTCATTTGCAGTTGGGTTAGAAGGTTGTGCTGTAATAGAAAATGTTCTTAAGACTGTTAGTGTAACAGCATTTGTTGTTGTATCAGATGCTGCACCGACTGCACTAATAACACAACGATACTGGTCATCATGATCAGTAGCATATACTGTAGCTGCAGTTGTATATGATGCACTAGTAGCACCTCCAATTGGATTCCAGTTAGCACCTGCGTTATCAGATTTTTCCCATTGGTATGTAACATTAGGTTCATGGGATGATTGCCCTTCAAATCCTCCTCCACCACCGCCAGTTGGTGTATCAAATTGTTCTGTATCAAATGAAGAAGATGCAGCGTTACCACCTACAGGTGACATTGTAGTATCACCAAGTGTAGTAAATGTTGCAGTAGAATTTTCGTTTACACTCTGAGGAGTTGGTTGGTTTGTAACAACAACAGTTACTGTTTCTACTTGTAATGTAGCAGCATTAGAAGGTATAGTTGTTGCACCAGGTGCTGAAAGTAAACAACGATATTGATACTCATCATATGTTGTAGTTAATGTAGGAGTTGTATATGTAGCTGTAGTTCCACCAGTTCCTTCAGATACATTAGACCAAGACGCTCCGTTAGTGATAGATACTTGCCACTGGAATGTGATGTCGCCAGGATCAGAATCTGATGTAGTAGCAGCAACACCAAATGATCTTGTCCCACCAACAGCACCAGTATCATTAGTTGGTTGTGATGTAATGTTTATAGTTCTTTGAACTAAATTTCTGGCAGAGGTAGTTGTTACATTAGATGCACCTTGAGCTGAGAGAACACATCTATAATAATCTCCGTAATCAGCATCATATGTTGTAGCAGCAGTAACATAACTTGCTCCTGTTGCACCACCTATAGTTGCGTAGTTGATACCATCATTATTTTCAGATTTTTCCCATTGATATGCGATTGTAGCAGTATCTAATGTTGATGCAGCAACTGTAAATGTAGCAGCTGCGGGTGCCATTGGATTCTGATCAGTTGGTTGATTGCTTATAGTAATGACTCTGAATACTGTTAACGTAGCTGCATTTGTATAAGATGGTTGTACCGAAGTATTAGTTTCCATCTTACAACGATACTGATAAGTGTTCTTGGCAAAATCGTCATCTACGGTAAGTGTATTTGTACTTGATCCACTATATCCACCACCATCAACAACACTAGACCAACCTACACCACCATTACTTGAGAACTCCCATCGGAATATAATTGTAGATCCATCAGAACTAATACCTGCTACAGGTCCGAAGGTAGCAGTATTACCAGAACCTGCTTCAACACTTGCAGCACTTGGTTGTTGTGTGATGTTAACTAAAACACCAGTTCCAGTTGTGGTGAAGGAATATGATCTTGCATTTGCTGTTATATTCTCAGTAATAGTAAAGTTAAATGTCGTATCAATATAATCTGCAGTTACAGTTCCACTCAATATACCTGTTGACTGATCTAATGAAAGACCTGATGATCCAATTGAATCACCACTGAGAGTGTAAAATTCAAAGGTTGGTTCACTTGCAAAAGTTGTTCCATCTAAACCTAGATCAATATTAACACTATCACCATTTGAATATGTTGCTATAGATCCAGATGAAGTAGTCCAAGTGACATTGGTGTCTATGTATGGGAAAAACGCACCACGTTTACTGGTAAGTGATTGTGTAGATAAAGAATAATTAAAATCAACACCGCTATCTACTGGGTAATAAATTACATCAGTATATGTACCAGTACCAGCAGCTTCTTGTGTATCAGTTTGAGATCTTAAAGTTGTTGATGTAGATACAACACCATCATAACTCTCGTGTAGTAAGTCTTCTGACTTTATAAGTGCTAAGTAATTATTTGATCCACCACCAGTAGTACTTCCAGTAGCATTACTAGAAGCGAATAAAGTTATTGTATTGTCAACAGCGTTCTCTGCCTGTATAGTTAACCAACCACTTTGTGATAATTCAGAAACATTGATACCACCAACAGTAACTCCAGTACCACTACCAGGTGCATTGCTGACAGTAATAGTTCCATTCATTGCATTATGTGCAGAACACTGATAATAATATGTACCTGCTGTGTTTGGTGTCCATGACACAGTTGTAGTTCCTGTAGATCCTTGTCCAGTAGCAGCTGGTGTACTTACCTGATTACCAGTTCCAGTTCCCTGTACAGTTTTAATATAAAATGGGTGAGAACCACTAACACCTGATAGATTAAAATTAATGGTGTCTCCAACATATACAGCAACACCTGCATTGTTTCCACTTACCGCACCATTTCTGTCAGTTCCATTTAAAGTATAGTATGAGAACGAAGGTGAAGTTGTAGTTACATTAAATGCAGTAGGTGTAGCACCACCAGCACCTGCTGTTGAACCTGTAGTTCTTAATTGACATTTCTTACCAACATTACCAATGAAGTGAGCTGAATCAGAAGGATTAAATTTAACAAGCAACTGATTTGATCCATTGGAAGTTTCATATGGATTATCAATAAGTTTTTTATCTTCTATACTGTTAGTGGGATAGTTATTAGTTCCCAGAACAGTTAAATTTCCAGCTGCAGCATAAATTCTGTGGTAAACCTTTGAGGTACCTGCTAAATTATTTGTGTTAGATGTATATCCATTCTTACTAAAGTAACAAGCCATAATACCAACTACTATGGGGCAAGAGAATGATGTACCGTTTATAGTATTGTAATTTGATGGACTTGTATATGGTGTATTAGCAGTCCAATCATATGCAGGACTCAATATTCTAGCACCAGGAGCAACAGTTGTTACACCTGCACCATAGTTTGAAAAGTCTGCCCACCTGTCATTATATTCTGATGCACCAACACATATCTTTTTCTGATCAGCATCTACGTTATTAATACCACCATCTGTGTTATCTGCATAACCAGCAGTTCTACTACCTGCAATTGCTTTTGTTTGCATTGGTCCTACAAACTGATCACTGGCATTTTTAAATCCATTACCTGCAGATCTTACCACTAATATGTTATAACTTGATGATATTGTTCCTTCAATGTCATCTAACATTTCTTCATCAACACCGCTATCAGAACCTGCATCGTTTAGTTCTACATAAGGATATCCTTCACTAGGAATGGTAGGTCCGAATGAAGCATTGATAATTGCTGGTCTAGTATTGTTTTTATAATCTCCACTAGTATTATCATTATGATCTATAACTGCTTGATATGCTCCAAGTATTGCAGTATAAGATCCTTGGTTACTTGAGCTAAATGCTTTCAATGCATATATCTTTGCATCTTTTGCTACGCCAGCTGTTCTACCAGCTGAAAGAATTGCACAATATGTACCGTGCCCGTTATCATCCTCATTGTTAGTTCCATATGCACCCGCATAATGACTCAACTGAAATACTCTGTAGTTCTGTTGTTCAGAAGTACCATTCAGGTCACTGACAAAATCTGGATCGTATAACTCTGGATGTAATGCTGCGTTGTTACCTGTTGGTCTACTTGCACCACGAACACCAGTATCAATTACATATATGTCTACTCCATCACCTGCTTGAGTGTAACTATACTGTCCGTTTAAATATTGCCTGTCTTGTTTTGTAATTCTATCTAAGTGCCAGTAGTCATGGATGTTAACAGTTCCATACCTATTGATAGGTGAAACTTGATATCTACCCATGCCAGGATGAGCAACACAATAGAAATATAATATTGATGGTGTTGCAGAACTTACAGTCAATACTGTTGTACCATTAGTACCTGGTGTTCCAGTTGTTGATACACCTGTGGTCATTTCTGACCCACCTGTTATGTGTATTCCATCTGGCGTAGTAGAGAATCTAAGTGGATGTGTAGCGTTTGAAGAATCTGATTGGTCAAATGTATATGTACCACCTTGCACAAATCCAGTTTGGTTTGCAAAGACAGAATATGTTCCGCTAATACTACTGGAAAATACATATAGATTTTGTCCACCAATATTTTGTACTTTTACATATATTGTACCAGAACCACTGGTAACTAAATTTCTAGTGTTTGCAGTTGTATTTGATTCTCCACTAGTATTAATTTCTAAACTACTTGAATTATCTACACTTAATGTTGCACCAGTATCCACGGGAGCAACTTCAAATTTCTCACCATCCCACGTACACTTCTTAATAGGTCCTAAAGCATTTAATTTATCAAGCAATCCGCTTGAATACTTTTCTGGACAATCAAATGTGATTATGGAAAAACTTCTAAATGATTCTACAAAGGTCAGATAACCATATAATTTTAGAATTGCAGCTGCTGCTGAATCTATACTATAGTTATCGGATACCCTGACGACTACCCTCTTCATTAGGTTGGCACTATTATCCTTCAGATGTATTTATACTAAAGAAACCGAATAGTCTTTTTTGCATTTCGTCAAAGAATTCTTGATCAGCTAAGAAGTTAGCAACTATTCTTACTGATTTGTCTCTTGTCTTACTCAATGCTAGTCCAGATTGAATTAATGCTTCTGGGTCTAACTCCTCTTTTACATCAAGTGATAGGAATAAATCACTCACTCTATACCCAGTAATATATCCCCTATCGAGACAATCCTCAGCAAAAAACCTTAGACTGTCCTCTATTGGTTTGCATAATTCAAACAAATTATCTCTAATTATTATATTATTAACTGCATTCATAGCAGATATACCTGTCATAGTAGGTTGCCAAGTATGTCCAAACTCCCAATCTTGTTCCTTCAATACATCTCCTACCTTCTTATTGGCAACTGAACATCCAAGTGGTGTGTAACCAGCTGTTAAAGATTTACCGAGTGCAGATATATCTGGTTGTACTCCATACTTTTGCCAACCATGATAACCACCACCTTTACCCCAACACGTACAAACGTCATCAGTGATCATTAATATATCATTCTCGTTACATAGATCACGTACTGTTCTCCACCAACGTGGTGACCATGGGATACCACCTTTCAACCATGGTAGTGTTTCCATGACAATACACCCTATCTTTCTACCACAACAATTGTATGTTTTGATAAGAAGTTTTAAATACTTGATTGCTTTATCTTCTTCCTTCTCTTGATCCTTTTCTTTTCTCCATAAAGGTGTTGGTACTTTCTTAATTCTTTTTATCCCATCAGACGTATCCCCCATATTTCTTGTCAAATATGTAGTGCCATGAAAACCAGGTGCAAACGTAACTATAAAGTTTTCTTGATTACCCCAGTACTGATCGTTCATCTTGATAGCAGATTCAACTGCTGATGATCCAGATATTGCCCACGACAAAACATCCCAGTTGCCTGTAGAGCAAACTAGGTTGACCATTTTCTTAGAGAGTTCACATGTCTCTCCTTTATTTCCTCTTATAAAATTAACTTCAGATGCCAATGCATCCATGACTTCTCTATTGCCATACCCTAGAGTATACGCAGAGTTTCCAGACTGTAAATCTAATAACCGATTACCATCAGAATATTCAATCCAATACCTATCGGTCTTAGTTACAATTTTATCAAGTTCACCTGATGTCCATGCTCTAAGTTCAGATTTAGTACTAATGCATGTTAACTCAGTTGGCTGTGTCTTGTGCGAGACCATCTGGTAAATATTTCCTCAATTGTTTTTCCATGTCCTGAGGTTTACCACCCATCCTTTCACATGGTTTTGAGAATTTTAAATCATGCTTTGAATCAAATTGAAATTTAGTTCTCAGATGAGTTCTATCTCTTTCCACAATAATATGATAGTAATGTCCGTAGACATTCTCGGTAAATCCCAGTGCTATTACCTCTCGACCATCGTATAAGTCTCCAACTTTATAGGGGCATGTTTCGATAGTTCCCTTGAAAGGTAGATATATCTGCCTAGAGTCTACATGCTCCTTTTGTCTAAACTCACTTGACTTCCGTACCACCTTCTTCCTCTGGTTTCTTGAGTGTCATATTAAGTGCTTCGATTGCACCTTCCAATCTCAATACTTGTTCATTACGAGTCTTGAGTTGTTTTTCTAGTTCAACAACTGTTGCCTTTTGTTCTTTTAATTGGTCAGTGAATTCCTTGACCATGCCTTCAATGTCCATGCTTTAGAATAATAATGTATATTATATAGTCTAGTAAACGATGACTACTTTTCCGTCTCCACCTCTACTTGAACGAGATGAATTTCCTACATCAGCTGACCAATATTGGGAAGCCGATCCACCAGTACTATATGTCTGTCCACTTCCATATCCACCAATTTCAGTAGATGCATCAGTTACATTGTAACTAGAGTTTCCTCCATAGTAAGAAGATCCACCTCCTGCTCCAGAGTTATCATCACTTCCTGATTCTCCTCCGTAAAATCCTGAACCTCCACCTGGGTTATCTTGTCCAGTGTTTCCATCACCACCTCTACATCTACCTCCAGATACACGGTTTCCAGATGTACTTCCTGCATAACCAGACTGTTGACGACCACCGTAACCACCTTTGTTATTGTTAGATGGTTGAGATCCACCACGACCACCTTCTAATCCACCGCCAGCTCCACCGTAAGCGTATCCACTAGATTGGTCGTTGGCACCACCGCCACCACCTGCACATATAATAATTCTTGTATGAACGTCAGAAACTGGGTCTGCACTACTACCATATATTTGGTTTGATCCTTCAAAGATACCAGAAAGACCACCGCCAGTTCCAGAAACGTGTCCACCACCACTATCACGAGAACCTCTTCCACCACCGCCATATACAGCTGGCATGTCAGAACTTCCTGTTCCTCTGACTCCACCTGATCCAACAACTACAGTAAATGTAGTTCCATTCATAGTTCCGTTATCACTTCTTTTTATAGTACCTCTACAATATCCACCTGCACCTGCAGCAGCAGTAGCACTTTCATCAGGTCCTCCACCTGCACCCCACATAAAGACTCTCAGTTCTGTTATATTTCCTGAATCATTAGGAACTGTGAATTGTTGATCGGAACCAGTATATGCAAAACTTCTGACAGTTCCAAACGTTTGAGAAGATAATGTGTTAAGTACATACCAGTCAGCACCACTATGAATTTCAACACGGTTCTTATCACTATTGAAAAACATTAGACCACTGGATGCTGTTGGTCTATTAGATTCAGCTAGAGTTGGTAATTCTACCCCTACACCAGCAACTACCTTTCCTACATTTAATTGAGACATCAGGCTTACTTATAATTTCCTCAAATCTATTTAGCTATTACAAGAACATACAATCCGTTCCACCACATCTTATCATCCTCTTGATCATTCAATAACTCTCTTTCATATAAAACTCTTAGTTGCTGTTTCTCTACCCAACCTTTTGTTATAGCAACGTTTTGTTCTACATTGGCATCATCAATAACCAAAGTAAACACCTTATCAGTAAATGTCAACATCTGGTTAAAAAATTCTATCATTTTATGTTCTGCATTATCTCCATCATAGAAAATAATATTGACATCATGTTTGAAATCCTTTTTTCCTAGTTGTGACGAATCACCTTTGAGTACTTGAATATCGAAATCCAAACTATCAGTAGCTACGTTATGTTGTAAATTATCTACAAAAGTATTGACAGTCACATCATTTATTGGTAATTCTATATCCTCTCTTGCTGGTTGTAGATTAGGTTGTGACCAGTTATCATTAGCATACGCAGCAACCATGTCATTATTTTGTATAGCAGCACAGAATGTTGAACCTGCATATACTCCAACCTCAAGATACACTGCACCTTCTTGAGAGCAGAGATTGTTTAAGAAATGTCTGACTCTAGCTGATGACAAACCAGGTATATTAAAGTATGCATCAGGATCGTTAGGGTCATATGTTTTATGATTAGATAGGTACTTACCTGAATTGGTAAATGCTTCTATGCATGTTTCTACTTGTGAGTGAACTACTATATCTGCTTTTTTCATGTGGTATTCAATCACATTCTCACAGTAGTTACAGTCCCAACAGTCAAACTTACATGTCTTGATTTTTTGTCTCCATGCATTAATGGGAGCATCTTTCATCTGCATCTCTGCTTGATATTTTTTATACTCTGGAAACATATACTCTTCTTCATCTGCCCATCTTTTAATAAGTTCCATACTTTCTAAGAGACGCATACCATGTTCTCTTCCATGTAATTTGAATGTATCAATTCCAAGGTCTAACATTTCTAACCAATCCTCTCTCCATGGAGGTAGGTTTGCTTGTTTCAAATCATACTCTGGATGCTCAACATCCCATGTAGAACATGAGACTCTACTAATAGGACTAGCAAAAAATATGGGATCGTCTTTTGTTCTAGTGCTGTTATATTGATAATGCTCTGGCATGATAGGGCAACCACCCCAACATGTTTCATTGACAAGCATTGAGAGCATAACAGGTTTTTTTATAAATGCACAATAATCTTTTGCTTTTTGTATACGAACTAACTGATCTCTATCTCGCATAAGATCACGATCAAGATTTATATAATGAAAACCTGCTTCTGCTAGTGCTACTATTTCATTAGGTCTTGTTACTTCTCTAAGTATAGTATTCTTTATGAACAATTCTGGAAAGGCAGATTGTATTTGTCCTGTAGATACCCATGTTGTATGTGGTAAAGTAACCACTCTAACTCCCATATCATATATGGGTGCAAAGTTTTCTATCCACAAATCTAAATTCTTTTGGTCGGGTCTAACCCATATATTATTAAATGTTGCTGATAAGGGTATGTCAGATTTATTTGAGATATAACATGCAGCATCAATCAATGCTTGATCTGCAGTAAAACAATCCCCCATAGCGTCCTGATTGAACGGAGGGATTCTACATGTAAAATATAGATCTAGTATATAATCTCGATGTTTCTTTAAAAAGGGAAGGAATGTATTAGTTACAAACTCTTCACTCAGTTTCGGGTTTATTGGTAGACTGAAGACTTTTTTGTTCACCACTGGATCCTGTCAATTTGTTGAATAAGTCAAGGTTGAGATTTTTCTCAATCCCATCGAATGTTGGGAACCTTACTTCGGTTCCATCTCCTAGTAATTTATCTATATGAGGTTTTAATTCATTTTGAATTTTAGATATACCTGTGTTCAATAAACCTGCATATTGCATGGCAATATTGACTGCATATATCTGATCTTCTTCTCGCATCATAGCGATAGAATCCATATTACCAATACCTATTCTGCCATTGGCATATATGTCAATAGCTGCTTGTTTACCCATTCTAGCAATCCAATATTTTCTTTCATCCTCTTCAGAGTAATTAGCAACGTCAGCTAACTCATCTATATTTGCAAAGTTCTTATTGATGTATTCCATGAAAGGTTCTAGTTCATGGTCATACTGTCTAATATTAACCTTGAATTTACCTAAGTCTAATTCGTATTCATCTATATCAATTTGAATTAGTTGCCTTTCAAATTCATCTTCTTCTTTTTCTAACCTTGCTTTTAATTGATTTATCTTAATTTCTTTTCTCTGATGATCCATCCAGAGTTTCTTTCTCTCATGACTCCTAGTTTCAACTTCAACTAGAACTTGTCTTAGTTGACGAAAATCAGTTACATTAGAGTTAATGACGAAGTTCTTAATTTGCTCATGCGTCATTCCATAATGCATCGAGTTCTCTACCCAGTCCTCGACTTGCTCAGGTGTCATTCCACCCTTCATAATTTTTGACATAGTATAATTAAATTATAAATGTAAACCAGCTTCTACAGTGTCAGTTGTTAGTGCTGCTTCTTCTTCATGGACTAGTCCAAGTTCAAGCATTTGATCATTAGGCATAGGTATACCCATGTATTTCTGCCAAAGAAGGTTTAGTTCTTTTATTGTAGCACAGTTTTTAAATTCTGTCTTCACCTTAACCATTTCTGAGTTAAGTAGAATAACTTTATCTTTAAATGCTGTTTGATTTGCTAGAACTGAAGTAGCAACGTCTGCAACTTTTTCACCTTTTGCAGCTGCTATACTATCTAGCACAGGAGTTTCCCCCTCTTGATTGTTGGATTCCCGTACCTGTGCATCCCATAAAAATTGCTCAAGTTTAGATACCTCACATTTCAATGATAAGAATTTGCGATCATATTGATCTTCAATGATTAATTTTGCTGACAATTTCATAAACGCAATTGCAGCATCAATTCTTTCTTGAGGTAATGTAATTACTGTCTTACCTTTATTGATTAAAGGATCAGGCATTTCAATTCCATCTTCCTCATCCATTAAACTTTCAGATGATAGTGGATCTTCAGATGTAATTTTAACTTCGGTACGAGTCTCACCAAAATGTTTGGTTCCCCATCTACCCATCTCTTCACTAATCTCTTCAAAAGAGCGAGGTAAAGTATAGAGATCTCTTGCCCATTGTTCTTCTACTGAGAATACACAGATACCATACATGTTCCAAATTATATTGGACGTACTGATCCAGTCAATCTCATCGCATCTTCTGCCTATGTAATACTTTAGTTTCACTGTTTCTGACATTGTTACATCCCTGTGTATCCGTACATGAGAACACCATACTCTCCACCAGCAGCAGATGCCCTTCCACTTGTTCCTAGACTATCCATTCTAGAATCTCTTTGGAAACTATGACTTGCATAAGTGAATAAGTAACCATTATTATTCTGGTTTCCATCATATTGTCCTACAATGAAACCATACTCATTACCAGTAAACATTGTTTCCTCACCAGTTGTTATACCATTCTTACTTACACTTGCTCTACGTCCACCATTGTAAGAGTCTCTTACATGCCAATCACTAGAGGTACGATAACCACCACCAGTATTCCAGTACATGAAACCATTTCTACTTGAAAGTGTTTTGTTAGTACCATCAGTACCAGGATTGTCTGTCCAAGAGTGGAATACTTCAGTTGAGAAATTAAATGATTGTCCAGAACCTTGTTTGATCCATCCTACTGTAGCACCTTGTCCACCTGCAGGGTTGTTCTGGTCACCGTTAGGGTGAGTTGTGCTTTGACTACTTGCTGCAGTTGATAAATTATATTTCGTTATCTGTGAACTATTACCTCCATGTACATATGCATATGTGAAATCTTTTTTCAAACATGTACATCTGTTTCTGTTAGAAGACATTGCTGTTGCCAATCCAGTATTTGTTTCAGTTACCATGCTAATTGAAGAAACATAGTTACAAGTTCCGTTCCAACTATCACAAGTAGCAAATACGTAATTCTTAAATGAAGTATTCTGTGCACAGTCAAGATATGCTCCAGAGTATGTTAGTAAGTCTCCTAGGTTTGTGTTGGTATAGGTAGACATTACAAGTCTATTAACGTTCTTCCAAGAACTTCCTCCTCTATATCCTGCACAAGCAAAACCTCTAGTAATGTCAAACCCTGCTTTATACATGGCTTGACTCCCGCCACCACTATCGCCCTCACCACTTGAGTCCCAATAGGCAACACCTGTACTACCACCAGATCTTAAAGTATAACCTATATTGTTTACATTCTGCTCTGGTAGGGTTACGAAGGGAGATCCATTCTGTAATAAATTTCCAGTAAAATCTATATTACCTGTTACGTTTACATTTCCACTAAAAGTCGCACCACCAGTGGGAAATGAAACAGCTCCCGACTGTGCTAAATTAGTAACTTCATCAACTTTAATTCTAGATGCCATGGTTCCTCAATTACATTTTAATCCAGATGTTAGATTCCATGGACGTATCACGTTCTGGATCTCTAAATGGGAAGTACCTTTGCTCGGATCCTCCGTCAACGTCAGCGTTCCAGATACCTTTAATAGGTAATGGGAATGCACTACTACCGCCAGGTATGACGTACTTGAAGAAGAATTTTGTATTTCTCCAGTTACTATCGTTTCTGTCAGTATCGTCAGTGTTTCTTCCAGTTGGATTACTATAAGGACCGTTTATACTGCTAGTATTGTGTGACATACCAGGTACTCTAGTATAATCTTTACCAACAATATTTCTACTACCGTTCCATCTAGTATAGTTAACTCCGTCTAAACCTTTTGATTCCATGTAACCAGAACCATATGTCCAACCAACAGATCCATAACCCCAAGATTCAAAGTACTGTCTACACTCACTAGAGTTCTGCATCAATGCTATTAACCAAGCATCAGAAACATCATATGCAAAATCACCAGAATATGCTGTAGAACTTTGGTTTGCTGGATTACTTAAACCACCTTGACCTCTCCAAGCATCACTTCTTGAGTAGTAACTTTGAGCATATCTGACTCTAACCCAAGGACCTGGATCAGATATACCAGATGCACTACCACTAAAGTCAACGTAAACTTGTTCAGCAGATCCACTATAACCATTTGGTTTGATCCAATATAATCCGTTTGTAGATATACCTGCGTTGCTAAGTTCTGTAGTGCTTTGTGCAGGTGCAGTAGATGACAATCCAAGACCACCACCAACAGTCAACCATTGAGATCCACTCCAGACTTGAACAGCAAGTGTATCACTAATAAAAATTAATTCACCAATAACTTGATTAGAACTTGGTCTTTGTGCCAGAGTATATGTTGGCAAAGTAAATTTAGCACCAGCACCAATTGATAGTCTATGTCCTATAGGAACTTCTACCGTATTAGCATACGTACTGATGCCTTGTAAATTATGTACTGATAAACTACTCATCTTTTACACTACACTCCATGATCCACCATTATTTATAGTGATTGTTGTACCGTTACTTATTTCAAGAGGTCCTGCAGACATACAGTTATCACCATTGTTTACATTGATGTTTTCTGCAATAGTATTTCTATTACGTTTCATAACACCATATGTATCAATCCATTGTTTGTCACCTGATGCTCTTAGAACTGTACTCTTCTGCCCAGAAGATAATCCTTCAGATGCATTAAGGTTAATACCATTTAACTGGTTAACTTGTAAACCATATGTTGATTGTACTGTGTCATTACCTGAGTAGAATGTCCAACAACCATTATCGTTCAGTGAACCTATGCCATTGTTGGAATCATTTCTAAAGTAGTAATCAGTACCAGTTCTAAAGTATGTAGCAGCATTATTAGCAAAGTAGAATCTTGGTTGACCCTCAGAACTATTGTTCCATGTGTTAATAAGTGCTCTCAAGTATGGAAGGTTATTAGCAGTATAACCTTGAAGTTGGTTAGCATTTAGATTATTAACCTCAGTTGTAGATGTAACTGCAAGAGGAGCAGTACCAGTTGCAACAGTAGATTTAAGTTGATTGTCAGTTTCAATAGCACCACCAACGTTCAATCTAGAACCAGCTCCAGTAGTACCCGCCTTGTTAATGAACCATCTACCTGTACCTTGGTAAATTGCTAAGTTACAAGATCCAGTAGAACCTTGAGATGATATGTAACTAACATCGCCAGGTGTTGCAAATCCTTTAATACAGAACCATGATAAGTTAGCATCATCAGCACCGAGTATCCATCCACTATCATTAGCGATGTCGTCAAAGATCATATGTGGAGAACCACCATCGGTTCCAAACATTATACGACCATCATTAGTTCCACCTGTTGTGAACTCTGCCCATAAGTTAAGTGCAGACCCATCTCTCTTAATTTCTAATGGTGCACCAGGATTACTCTCTCCAATACCGATGTAACCGCTACGGAAGTAAACGTTATTGTAAGATAGGTGTGTTCCATTATAACCAAAGGCATTGGTGTCATTACCAAATTTAATGTAACCAACAGTACCACTGTTTCTACCCTTAAGTGAAAGAGTGTTGGTTGTTGATTTACCTAAGTCAACACCAGAACTACCACCAAGTTGTAATATGGAAGTACCAGTATTATTATATGTACCTTGATCTGCAGTTAAGTCATTAATTGTTAAGTTTCCAGAAGCATCTCTACGTGCAATTGTATTACCACCTGCTGCAGTTGACTGAGTGAATCCATCTAAGTAATGAGCGTCTAGCTGAGATGATGAACCATCGTTTCCTGCATGCCACATGGTGTTACCATTGACAGTAATGTCACCAGTGTTAATTCTGATAGTACCATTTCCATCATTAGTATTACCACCAGAGATAACAAACTGTACATCATAGTTTGGTGCTTGACCAGATGATCTAAAGTCTACTGTTGGTGTAGTAGAGGTTGCTGCTTTACCAAGTTGTAATTTAGCACCTGCAGCAGCATCACGTAATCCAATCACTGTGGATGAACCACTAGAAATTAAGTTAGATGATGTTACAGTCCACTTAGTACCTGGGTTAGGACCGAAGACGTAAATGTTAGCGTTAGTATTAGCACCAACAAATGCTATCGAACCTGTAACTAATGAATATATCTCACCAGATGTATGAGTAAGTTCTTGAACACCGTTAGAATCAACTACGATTGAACCGATGTTATTTGTTGCTCCAACATCAGAGTAGATAGTGTATGTACCATTTGGATTGATGTTACCATTAGTACCAGTTCTACAATGGAAATCTGGAATGTATAATGTGTACTTCAGACCACTATCATTAAGATAGAAGTTCTCAAATACCATCTTATCTTGACCAAGAACCTCAGGTAAGAAGATGTCACCCATAGGTTTGTTGATACCACCTTGAGAAGCACCGAAGTTATAACCAGACTGATACCATAAACCTTGATGTGCATCTAATTTGTCAGCATCTAATCCACTGCCAGGACCATCGTTAGCACCTGACCATATCTCAGCCCAGTTTCCATATACAGTATTACCACCACTGTTACCTCTTAGGTAGAGATTATCATTATCAGTGAAACCAATTTGAATAGCAGCAGTACCAGTTTCCTCTCTTCTGTAAGTTACGATACCGTGTGTAGTACCACCATCATTAAGACCAGTAGCAGCATTATTTCTAAGTGCAGCAGATATACCACCACCTGCTTGTGCGGGAGATGGGTTTGATGTCAGTGATGCAGTCTCGTTGAAGACTCTGTTTGCTTTGTCAGCAGTACCAGATATGGAGATTGCATATGTTTGATTTATCAGTCTTGCTGGATCTAATGAACCAGATGTTAGGTTACTTGCATTCGTAAAGAAACCAGCGTCGTTACCATCTAGTTTGTCAGCATTAAGTTCTGAACCAGGACCTTGGTCAATTGATACCTGACCATTATTATCAATTAAGAAACCACCTTCTGTTTGGTTACCAAGTGCTTGGTTAGCAACGTCTTTTCTAAATCTGAATACACCGTAGTTACCATAGACAGTAGCAGCTGGAGTTAAGTTATCACCCTTTCTAATATCAACTTCAATGTTACCGTATGCACGGTTGATTGTTCCCTTAACAGCAGTTAGAATTGCTCCATTACCACCACCAAATTCTGCAGGAATTGTGATACTAAATCCAGCATTATATCCAGTACCAGAATCAGTAACACTAGCAGATGTAATTACTCCACCACTAATGATGTAAGTACCTCTTGCAACACCATTGTCACTAATACTGACGTTACCACCTTCAAGTGGAATATTCTGGTAAGTTCCGTCTGTGTATGAAGTACCACCATTTGTAATTGTAATAGTATCAATATAAGTACTGTCTGTTAAAGATCCACCAATAACTACACAATCTTGAGTAGTAGGTCTAATAGATTGTAGTGCATACTCCCATGATGAATCACCACGTAAGAATGTGAATGAGTTTGCAGTTCCTTTATTTGCTAATCTCTCTGGGTCAATTGTACCTGCAACAATATTAGAAGCATCAATGTTTGTTGATGTTAACTGTGTCCAGTTTGCAGCATTTTGTGCAGATGTATTGATAACTCTGGTGAGGTCAATAATTCTCTTACGAGAAACATTACCTGTTGTACTTGCACTAGTTGCAGAAGTTACAGAAAATTCATTAGCATTGATAAGAGAAATTGTATAGAAACCATCAGCACCTTGACCACTTGTAAAGTCTAAGTAAACAAGATCAGCGTTAGAAAGATTGTGTGAACTCTCCGTAATAGTAATAGTATTAGTACTCTGAGAATAAGTACCAGTTCCTTCATTAGCACCAGATCCATCAAGAATGAAATCACCTGCATCAAACTTGATGTTGTTAGCAATGTTGATGTTAATTCTACCTTCAATCTGTGCAGCAATAACTGCATTATTATTGGAAGGTGATGCTTGTGGTGCTACAGTTGGTTGAGTGTAGTAACCTTGACCACCATTAGTAATCGTAACACTAGTTACTGTACCACTTACAACGTTCGCTGTCGCAGCTGCTTGAACACCATTTACAGTATCATCAGGAGCAGAAATTGTTAGTGCGAAACTACCAGTATAATCTGCACCACCATCACTGATAACGAAGTTGAATATTTGACCATCGTTATAGGATTGTATAGTACCACGAGCAGTTGTAGAACTACCACTTAATATAGCACCATTACTGAATGAGTAATTCTGATTAGGAATAAATGATAAGAATTGAGATTCTAAATCATTTTCCAAGATATAGGAAATTGCAGTACCATCAGTTGTGAATGTATGTGTACCTGAACCTTGACCTGATAATGTTAAAGCATTACCAGAATCAGCGTTAGATTTAGTAGCAGCAAGTTTAACTGTATCATCATCAATCTTGATAACAAAGTACTTGGTGTTAGTAGATAGACCACCAATTGCAGTAGTTCCCTCAGTGTATGTTAATCCATCACCTGTTGATGTACCGTGACCTGTGATTGTAATTCTGTCTGTACCAGTATTAACTGCAGCAGGTGCAACACTAAATGATGTTGCTGTTGTTTCAATTGCAATGTCACCTGCACTTGCGTCTTCAATCGCAAGTCTGTCTGCCTGTGATGCAACAGATGTAATATTGAATGGACGTAATGCAGGAATCTGGTCAATGTTAATCTTACCAGAAGATGTTAACTGAACAAGAGCAGATGGAACTGCGTTTGTAGAATATGGTTGGTTTAGATATGGTCCTAGGTTGTTTGAAATATAATCTCTAACAGATGCCTGTGTGGGTAGTAAAGCATCAGATGCGAATGTTCCACCTAAGTTATCATCTTTAGAGAAACCTGTAATTGTGATGTCACCACCAACAATCTTAATAGATGATAGTTCAGAGATACTAACAGTACCAACGAAACTAATAGCACCAGTTCTGTTAAAGATAGTAACAAAGTTACCAACTTTGAAATCACCAAACTCGTTAGTACCTGATGTATAAACCTGACCAAAGGTTTCTTCAGATGCTTCAAACGCAGTACCTAAACCAAATCCACCGTTCTGAGGTAGAGCAGCATAAGTGTTACCTGATCCTGCATATTCCCAAGTGTGTGAAGATGAGTTAACAACAGAAGGTCTGTGGAATTGAATTGATTTATTAACAAGACTACTTAAATTACCATTAGCATAACTGTATACTGTACTTGTAGTAGTATCAGTAAAGTCCATCGCACGGTTAGTTGTAATCTTAGCAACAACTTGAGTACCAGGAGCACCACTAACAACTTCAGTTTCAAGAATAATATGCTCGACTGCAGGATCAGTAGGATTAGTACCACCAATTCTAATGATGTAATCTTCAATAGGAATAGCAGTTAATGTTGTACCAGATACTTGAATAACTTGTCTACCAGATTCAGTTCCATTTCCATCAACGTCATTAGTAATACTATCAATAACACCAACGTCAAAGCTGTATGGATCTGCTCTAAATCCTGTTGCTCTTAGAGAGTAAGTACCAAAGTTAGATGCTGAGTTAGTAACAGATGCATAACCACCAGACTGACATACGATACCATCTTGACAGAAGATAGCGAACACAGAAACCAACTGGGTGTAACCATCGTTAGTAACATTATACGCAGTACCACCAAAACAAATGATAGTGAATGCGTTTGCAACCATCGACTTACCTTGTGGGTCGAACTGTGCAATACTATTACCTTGTCCATCTAATTTAAGACCAGGTCTAGGTACGTTAGGTGTAGCAACTTTAGCACCGTCAATATCACAACCAGAACCACCAAGGAATGATATAAGTGAAGAGTTCTGGATATAAGGTGATGCTTCAATAACTGGAAGATCTAGGAATATATTAAGTAGTGGGAACCTATACTTAGCAGCATCCTGTTCTTCAATCATAGGATCTGGATTTGTAATAGTACCACTGTATAGAGATGCACTGGAAAGTACGTTATCTAATATACCCCAGTTTGTAGTTAATGCAGATACAACGTTAGCACATTCAGGTGCACTAGAATCTACAGTAATTGTACTATTAGAAACAGGAGCAATTGGTGAGAAGAAACCTGGTTCAAGATTATTTCTAATTGCTAGAATAGAAAGTTCTTTAGCATAAGCAAATATTGCACGAGTATAATCTACCTCTTGTGTAACATGGTTGATAGCACCACCTAAGATATACTTGTTAGCAGCTTCAACTATAGAAGAGTTACCAGTGTATCTAAGGTCATATTGGAACGCTCTAATTATATGAAGAACATCATCTAAACATTGCTGATCGCCAGGTGAGAATGTTCTAGTTACAGCATTTAAGTTTCCATAAGAACCATCTGAACCAAGTGCAGTTGTAAGAATACCAAAAAATGTATCAACTGCAGATATTGCATCAGTACATGTAGGTGTTGTAGCAACAGTATCTGTAGCATGAGCAAGACTATCTGTAGCAATTGCTTGTTCTACAATAGAGAATAATGTATCAACTGCAGCTTTTTCATTTGCACAACCGTCAGGATCAACTGTAATAGTAAGATCTTTGTCTTGAATCTTACCATGCCAACCTCTGATATTTACAGTTTCATTTGCAATAACCTGTTGAGTAATATTACTTGCAATCTCCATGACTGCACGAGCATAGAACTCTTCTCCATCTACGTGAGGAGTTCCTACAAAGTAACCTGCATGATCGTAAACAGCATCGTTACCACCATTAGTAAGGTTGTAAGCAACAGCTCTCAATACATCAGAAACATCATCCTTACAATCTTTATTATGATTAGGAATTGAGAATCTAGCAGATGCAATAGGATCAGTTACACGAGGGTATGTTTTATTTCCTCCACTACCATGAGTACAACTAAAGATTATAGAGTTTGTTGCAACTTTAACTGTAGATCTAGCATGACTAATAGCATTAGCAGCAGAACTTACATAAGTGTGAGTTGTAGTATTAGTAGAAGGAACTGAATCTAATGTTTGAACATCAAATGTATTCTGAGTCACATTAGAAATGATAACCCACTTATTCGCAATTGGATCGGAAGAACGAGGATATGCAGTTGTACCACCACTACCATGAGTACAACTAAAGCTTATAGCACCGACAGCAAATTTAACTTTGTCACCAACATTGAATCCGTGATTAGCAACGGTGACAGTCATAATACCTGTAGTGGGATTATAAGCACCATCAGTAGAAGTATGTGTAGTTGGAGCTAACAATTGATTAGATCCAATCGTTATGACCATATCTCCTGTTGAAGGATTATATGTTGAACCAGATGGAACGTAATTTAAGATTGTGGAAGAAGTTGCTCTCTTAACACCGTTAGTAACAGAACTTACGAATGTGTGTGCATAGTTACCACCAGTAATAACTGAGTTGTTAAGTGCAGACTGGAAAGTGTGTGCAGTTGAATTAGAAGAAATACCAACGTCAATAGTAATTGTAGTTCCAGTTTTTGCTACGATAGGAACTGAAGTATTGTAAGACTTGTCACGTTTCTGTTGAATTCCATTTGAAGTAGCAGATACAAATGTATGTACATCAAGGTTAGTAGATGGAATTGTAGATAAAACTTGAATTTCAAATGTTGTTGCAGTTACATTGAGAATCTTCTGCCATTTATTAGCAATATGGTCTGTTGATCTTGGATATGTTTTTTGTGCAGCTGCACCAGAAGCACCATTGTATCCACAACTGAATGTCATGGAATTTTCTGATATCTTAACCCAATCACCATTTCTCATTCCATGAGCAGCAGTGGTGGTAACTTTCATGATACCTGTATTAGGATCATAAGTTGTACCATTAGTTGCTGTATGTGTATCTACAAGTGCTCTTGGATAAGAATGTTCAGTTGAGAAATTATCTTCAGCACACTTAAATGTTAATGCACCTGTTGTAAGTTTGATATGTTCTTTAACACGACTTAATCCATTAGGAGTTGCAGATACAAATGTATGAGCATCATTAACTGATAATGGTACACCACCAGTAGTGTCAAAACTAAATGTATTTTGAGTTACGTTCCATATATTGATCCACTTACCATCAATATATTGACCAGCTTTTGGATAAGATTCTTGACCACCGCCACCATAAGGGCAACTCATAGTTATAGAACTTTGAGCAATATTGATCTTGTTTCCTTCTTGGAATCCATGATCGTTAATAGTAACAGTCATCACACCAGTGGCAACATCTAATGTTGCACCTTCTACAGTGTGAGTGGTAGGAGCTTCAAGTGTATGGTTTCCTATGGTAACTTCAACAAGACCTGTTGTAGGGGTATATACAGCGTTTGTAGGAGTAAATGTGATAGGAGGTGTAGTACCTACGTTAATGTCAAAAGTGTCCTGTGTAACATTAGAAACACTCTTCCAAACATTAAGTGCAGGATCTGTTGCTCTTGGATATGTGTGCTTAGAATAGTTGTCATCCATAGCACAAGTAAAGGTCAATGAATCCTGTGCAACTTGTACCTTTTCACCTACGGTAAATCCATGATTAGGAATTGTTAATTGTAATACACCTGTAATTGGTTCATAGGATGCATTGGTTACTGTATGATTTGTAAATCCAGTATCGTTGTAAACGACTGCTCTACTAATAGCAGTTGATGTAGCAGTTACAAATGTATGTGCAGTAACATCAGTTTTAGCAGCACCAACATTAACTTTAATATTGTTGGCATCTACTTTACGTACACCAATATATTTGTTGTAGTATGGATCTGTTGTGCGAGGATATGTTTTCTGAGCACTGTTGCTATCTGAAGCACATGTAAATGTTAATGAATTAGGTGCTATTAAAATTCTGTCTCCATCAACAAATGGGTGAGCATTAATAGTAATGATCATCTCACCTGTGAGTGGATCATAAGCAACGTTTGAAGGTTGCCACTGATATGTGCTTAAACCTTGGAATGTATGTGGACTAGTATTTGTTGGAGTAGTACCATTAAGTGCATTAATTGTAATATCATTTCCATTGACTGCCTCAACTGGAGTCTCAGTCATACTAGAAACAAAACGTTCTACTGCTTCGTTAGATATAAATGTGTTGTTAAGATTAATTAAGTTTGAAGCATCCTGTGTCTTATTAGGAACCTGTCCATACACTGCTCTATCTAAAGTAATTGTAGTATTAAAGAACTGAGTATGAAGTGTATGTGGATGCCTTAGCATAGGCAAGTTACGAACTACCTTAGCAGCATAATCTTTTGCATAATTGAATGCTTCAATATACTTACTTTGATTACTTGTAGTTACTTGTTTTAGATAGTAATTAGCAGCATCATATACTCTATCATTACCACCCCACTTGAGGTTGTGATAAAGTGATTTCTGTAAGAAGTCTTTAATGTCATCAGTACACGCTGTATTACCTGTAGGTACGCTATAACCAGTATTAGCAACCATTCTCTCAACAGCTACCTCAGCGATCATTTCAGCGTTAGCAGCTATCAAATCAGCAGCATCACCTTGTTTGTTATTTACTGGGAAACTATTTGGAGTTCTAAATGGTTTTCTTATATCTTGGAATGTACCGTCAGTTCCAGTAGTATCAGTTGTAAGAGAAGTGATACCTAGATCTAATACAAATGTTCTGTGATCATATACCTCATCAATAGCCCATGTACCATTAATAGCAGCAGTGGAACTACCTTTAATCTGAACACCAGCAGATACACCAACGTTAACAGTAACTGTACCAGAAGCATCTACTTCTTTAATTGCTAGAGTCGCACCGTATGCAGGATCTGTTGCTCTTGGGTAGGTATGAGATGTTGCGTGATTATCTCTAGAACATGTGAAACTAATAGCACCATTTGCAATGGTTAATGTATTAGCAGTAGTATAACTGTGTGCACCTATTGTTAATACAAGATCACCTGTAACGGGATTGTATGTTGCATCAGTTACGTCTTTCTGAACACTACCCTGTGTAATGGTAATAGCATTAGTTGCTGTGCCACCATTGTAAATGTGATTATGATTTTGGAATCCTTGGAATAAGTTATGTCCAGTATTAACTTTAACTGTTAACTTATTGAAACTAGTAGACCACTCGGTAATAGGATGATCAAATGTATCTCCTAATGCAACGAATGTAGTAGGTCCTATTGTTAAAGTGCTATTTCTAGTAGCAGAGTTTTCATAATGAGATTTAACATATCCATATGCTTCCTGTGCAATAAATTCTTGGTTTGCTCTGATAGATTCTGCACCATCTCTATATCTGTCTGTCTGATCTATCTTTTTAAATCCATAAGGAGAGTTCCTTAGAGATGCTAGAACATAGTTGCTAGTTGAAATAACTGACTGGTTACCAGTTGGATTAAATGTTGTATTAAATACACTGATAGAAGATCTTACTACAAACTGTAGTGAGTAACCATCAGCACGTTCTATACGATGTGTAATATATTTTCTACCATTAAGATCTTCAACGTTATCTAAAACACTGACTGTAGAACCAGTAGCAGTTGCAGTATTAGTTGTTGATTGAATATTTGCTGTCTTAAGTACAAAAGTAACAGTTAAAGAAGAACTATTATATCTGGCATAACCCATACCTAGTGCAGTGTTGCCAGGTAATGATGGAGTTCCAGATCCTAGAGAGAAGTTATCAATATGATATGTCTTGCTTAATGCTTCAGATCCTGTACCACCAAAACTAAACTTCAGACCACATTCTCCAAGTGACATCCAGTTGGAGAATAGATTAGTAACAAGTGTATTATCTACAGTGCTTAAAGTAACTGTAACTTCACCAGAAGCTAAACTCCAAGATGAGTTTACAGATCCACCAAAATCAATTGCAGTACTTGTGAATCCATATAACTGAATTTCTTGTCCTACCTCATAGTCATGATAAGTAGTACCAGAAATATTGAATATAGGACCATTGTAGGTCTGCTGTGTAGCTAATGATGTGTCAAGAGTTGCGATTGAGTATATTCTATCTGCTATTTCAAATCTTTGATATCCTAAACCTGTACTATTAAGAGGAAGAGTTACAGGAGCATCATTACCTTGAGCATCTTTGTTTAATGCGTTAGCAGCAGATGATGCAAGTCTAAACCAATTTACATTTTCCTTATAAACATAATATGTTGTACCAGAGACAAGACCGTCTATCTTGCCCATTTTACTCTCACGGTATACTACACCATCACCACTTGCAAATTGATGGGTATCAACAAAGATATGATTACCCTCTGGCATCATCTTACCAGTAGTAAATAAGTGAAGTTTAGTATCTGGGGAAACCGAACTTAAATTTCTAATACCTGTAGTTGCTGTAGTTGCTGTAGCATCTACCCAAAGATCATAAAGTTCTATAGTATTAGCATCAACGTTTCTTATATAATAAAGTGTGCTGTCAGCAAGACCACCAAGAGCCGCAGCGTTTTCATCTTTTTCATAATAAACTTGATCACCAGTTTTAAGTCCGTGACCAGTGATTGTAATACGATCTGTAGTTGTATTTACTTTAGTACCATCAGCAGCAAAAGCAATAGTTTCTCTTTCTGAGTTGATTGTATGCTGATAAATCTGGTTAGAGATTGTCTCTAATTCTGGTCTTAATGATTCAGCATCAGATACGTCAAATCTATCAGACACACCTGCATTATTAATGTCAGTAATAATATTTGCTGCTACAGAATCATAGAATACTTTTTCAGCGTCTTGGAATACATCATTAACACCTGATGTAATTAAGACTTTAACAGAACCAGTGGAGTATGGTGATGCAACAGGACCTGTAAATGTAATTTCTTGAATTGTACCTAATGTACCAGAAGATCCACCTTGTAGAAAATAACCAACTACGAGAGTTGTATTGTTACCTGTATGGTTGGTAAAGGTAATGTTGAAAAGGTTATCACCACGGAACTTATCACCAGGTATTGATGGAATCTGTCCTAACTCTGGTTCGTAATATAATCTTTGTTTGTCATCAAACACAAACGCATACTTCCAAGTATGAATAACAGTACTTTGTGGATCTGACTGATTTTGTAATGCATCTCTGAATACAACACCGAACACATACGTCTCGTTAGACGCTTTGAGCATATGACGATCTTGGTTTTGAGGTCTAACAATTACTCGTCTTAAGTTGTCACCAATAAGTGAACAGTTCCTAGGAAGTGTAATTGGGTTATCTTCAAAGTATTCACCACCAGATACGATTAGTGAAACGTATTCATCACTAGGATCTGGTTGTGCTTTTTGTAAAGTATAAGCAATCTGTGCTGCTTTCTTAATAGTTTTAACTGGTCTTGCAGCTGAACGACCATCATTTAGATCACTACCAATAGTTTGTGACACGTATACACGACCACCAGTGTCATTAGTAGCAACTTTATATACAAAGTCAGTGGTTGCAACCCTTCTTGACTGATCACTTAGGGGAGGTGTGTCAGCAGTAGGGAAAAATATTGTGCCAAATGTAGGACTTGTTACATCTGTATCTTCATAGTTAATTAAATTAGGACCACGAAGATCTAATGCAGGGTTGATAATCGTATTGATATCAAGGTTTGTAACCTGTGCAGTATCAGAAATGATAGAACGAGTTGTTCTAATCTGTCCCTCAACGTCTAGTTCATACTGTGGATCGGTAGTATTAACACCAACTCTAATATTATTCTGTGCATTTAAGTTTAAAGTTATAGCATCCTTTTCGTTGGCATCTACACCCACTGAAAATTCTACAGATTCATCACCTTGTACACTTAAAGATCTTACTCTTCTATATGCTGCAGTGTTACCTGCAGTGATTACACCTAAGTTAGTACTCTGAAATTGTAAATTATCATCATCTACTTTTGATACAATATATGTTCCATCTGTTTCACCACCAGATGTGAAGTCAATATATAACTTTTCGTTCCCTATAAACCCGTGTCCAACTGAAAGGATATTTACAAGTCCTCCCACAGTCCTACTATACGTAGCACCAACCCAATTTCCTGTAGGGGTAGCACCCGATGCTGATATTCTCTGTTGGTCAGAATTAATCTTAAGAGCCATTAGTTTTCCAAACGGTTATGATACGACGGTAATATCCAAAACACCAATCCACTTAACTGTAGAATTGGTAGTCACTGACTTCACTTCAAAAGTGAAATAAGGAGCTCCTCCAATTTGGAAAGCATCTGGAGTTACATTCCAGAGTTCTTGTCCTGGTGGATTGTTCCTAATAATATTCTCATAGGTAGCTGCTACTGTTGGAGTACCATCATTAGCAGTAGTAACTACAATATCAAATGTTGTTGCATAAACATATTGATTGCTAGTAGTCTCTTGACCAAAAACTCTTGCTTTTATAAAACAAACTCTATCTGCAGCAAGTGCAGGTGTGTTTGTTGCTAGAGCAGTAGTTCCATCTAATGTCAATTGTAAGGTATTGTTGGCAGAATCTGTTACTCTTTTAACTAGATACTTGTCATGGCTCGCATCAGCGAAATTATCGCTGACCATGTGAATTGCAGATATGTTCTTGAGCTCGAACTGTGTGTTGACGACTTCAGTAGAACCTACTGCAAAACCTCCAATTGATGAAAAATTCTTGGTTGGCATGACGTTATATTACCTCAGGTTTATTTATACCTTAACTTTAGTGGTTGTGAATCTACCAGTAAAACTAGTAGATGATGTTGCAGCTGTTGATTTAGTTAATTGGATATTAACACTGTTAGCAGCGACTGCTATGGTTGCATCCATCAAGTCATTATCTGATGTAATGGAGTTGGTAACTGTTGCGTGAGCAGCAGTACCTGCAGCTGCACATATAGCAGTGACCTCAAACATGTGAACCTTACCATCATCACTTTCAATGGTGATAAGAGTCTTACCACCTTTGTATTGTGTCTTATCAAATGATACGACAGTTGCGGTGCTTGTGAAAGAACTAATCTGACCACCCTCAACACGACAGTCATCAAGTTCCACAAAGTCAGCAGTGGTATCAAATATAGTTAAGTATGATGTGGTTCCACCATTCCATCCTCTATTGATTTTCCATCCCGCTTCAGCACCGTTGGCATCTAAATCAATGAATGGTTTATCATCCATTCTAGTTGTGTAATTCTGTCTTAATACATCTTTTCTTGTTATAGGAGATGTTGGACTAGAAATAGTATCAACTTTGATTGTTATGTCTTGAGCTGGAGTCGTTCCACCAACAGCAGTACCAGCGATAGTTATAACTTCACCAATTTCATAACCAGTACCGCCAGAGTTAACAGTAACAGATGTTACAGTTCCATTACTATCTGTAGTTATATCTACAGTCAATCCAGTACCTTCAATCTGTGCGGATGTTGTGACGCTAGTAACAGTAGTGGATGCTGTATATGATGTTGCAACTTGTGTTAATGTAGCATTATCAAATGTAGCAACAACACCTTGTGCAGGAACATTTCTGAGTCTTAAACCACCAGTAACTTCAAAATCTTTCTTATTTCTTACAGATACAATATTAGAACCAGAAGCCTGAACATTTAATGGGTTAATACCAAAATTTGTACCATCAATGATAAGAGAGTTAGGAATGCTGTGAGTAAATGCAATGTTTGGATAAACAACACCTGTCATATTACCCTTAAAGGTCATAGTGGTATTGCTTATTGAAAGGTTATTTTGCCCTGCTGCAAAGTATTCAAATGTATCTTCGTCAGAACCAGGTGATGCTTCAGTTAATATGTAAGTATCTTGGTCAACGTCTCTAACACCACCAAGAGATACAAAGTCAGTTCCGTTAAAACCTTCAAATTGCAACTGTGTAGTATTATATCTGATAGCACCTGATCTACGATCTAATGCATTAGGACGTTCGTTTGTAGTTCCTGATGGAACTATAAGTGAACCAGTAGTATCACAAAGAATATCAAATCCTGAAGAAGGTTTGATCGCAACACCAGTACCATCAACATCACTAACGGTAATTGTTCTACCAGATCCACCACCTGCTGCTGTTATAAGAATGGTATCTCCTACTGCATAATTTTGACCCTTCGCAACTACAGTTACTGCTGAGAAGTCTCCACTAGCGACTGTGACTGTTAGAGTCAATCCAGTTCCAATTCCAGATGAAGTTGTTGCAGTTGCTGTGTATGTTCCGTCAGTATATCCAGATCCAGTTCCTGTAACTGATACTGCAAGAATTTGACCAAATGATCTTGTTGCTGTTGAACTATTGTTTTGAACTACATTATCAAGAATACGTAAAAGACCAGCATCTAAGTTACCACTAACAGTTAAATCACCAGTTCCAGTATCAATTTTTAATTTTTCATCAGTACCATCAGTTATAGAGAAGTCAACATTTGTGCCACCTTTAAATACAAAATTACCTTCACCTTTGGTATCAAAGTTTAGTGGTACATTAATATCTGAACCATTACCAAAAATAGTATTAGTATTGTCAATTTCTATTTGTGCTGCAGCAGGTCCTATCTGTACCTTAGTGTTAGCAGTATCTACTTTGAAGAATGGAGTTAGACTACCAACTGTAGCATCTGCTTGGAATAGTTTTGCATCTATACCTCTAGAAGCACCAATCTCACCAAATTGAGTTCCACCAAGAGTAATTCCAATTGTGTTACTTGCAGATCTATAGAATCCACTAGTATTAGAATTAGTAAATGTTAGCGTTGGAGTTGCTTCTGCACCATCATCAAGTTTAATTGTTGCTTGGTCTATGCTACTTGAAGCACCACTTACAGTTATACCACCATTGAATGTTCCCAATCCAGTAAAGGTAGATGTACTCTGAACAGTTAGCGTGGAACTAAACGTTCCAGTTGTACCAGCTATAGTTGTAAATGTAGAACCACCAGCTGCTGATATATTCCAGTTTGCTGCAGTTGTAGTTCCATCTGGATTCATTATTACCTGAGCACCACCAGTAGGTCCTAAAGTAAGTAGACCTTCTTGAGTTAACTCAATATTTTTCTCACTACTAATAGTAGCAATGTCTAAAACTAAACCTGTTCCTTGAACTGCTTGGTCACCACCAACGTTACCTATTATCGGAGCGTCAGCTGCTTCAAATGCAGTACCTGGTGTGGTTACTGTAGCTCCAGTTGCAAAACCTACGTTATTAACTGTGAACTGGAATCCAGCTCCACCTCCACCACCAACTGTAGCATCATCTACTGAAAGAACATCACCAATATTATAACCTGCACCTGTTAGGGATATATCATTAACTGCTGTAACTCCAGTCTGTTCACTATTCAAAGTGTATATAAATCCAGAACCAGTACCACCAACATCACCAGGATCTACAGTTAACTGGTTATTTAATGCATATCCTAAACCTTGTGTCAATATAGAAAGTGAAGTTATTGCTCCACCACTAACTGTGAAATCACCAGTCATCTGATCACCAGAGTTACCTGAAGAACCAGATGTAAATGTTAAGTTAGGAGTTGGTTCACTCATGGCAACACCATGTTGAACACATTGATATGTACCGTCAGTAGTAGTTCCAGACACAGAACCAACTATCATTTCAAAATATGCACCCGCAGTACCTGCAGTACCTGCATTTCTTGTAGTAACGTTAGTTACTGACTGTATTGCTAATTCATGAGTAGCATTACTAGAGTCACTCTGATCAAAACGATATGTATTATTATCAACTAGTGTAATGGATGGAGCTTCAACAGGTCCTGATCCTGTGTCAATCAAGTACCTATTAGTAGCAAGGTTCAATGAATCAAGTTGAGCACTAACACCACCAGTAGCTATATTTTCTTGTTGAGCATCTAAGAATGAACCAGTTACGTTGTTAACAAAAACAGCATCAGTAAGAACCTTAGTAACTGTTCCAGTTGCACCAGAAACAGAACCAGTAACAGTATTACCTACAGCAAATGTTCCACCAGTAATATTAGAAAGATTTAATTTATCTCTTTGAACAACAGTAACTGTATAAGTTGCAGTTGGTACGTTTCTAAAGTTTGTTTGGTATGTACCATCAGTATATCCAGAACCACCATTTGTGATACTTCCACTAAAACCAGGAATTACGAATGTGGCAGTTGTAGTTGTAGTTGGAGCTCCACCAGTAAACTGTACGTTTGGATATGAACCTGCTAAGTATCCAGAACCAGAAGATGTAATAGTACCAGATATTGATTGAATATCAATATTAACAACACCATCTTTACCACCACCTCCAGTTACTTCAACAGTAGGAGCAGATGAATATCCAATACCACCACTATCAAGAGTAATTGAGGAAAGTCTACCAGTCTTTTCATCAAGAACTGCAGTAGCATTTGCTTCCTGAGAGGGAGTACCACCAGTAAATGTAACACCAGGAGTATTTCTATAACCCAGACCGTTACCAGTTACAGTTAGAGTTTCAACAGGGAAACCTATATCAGGTGAACCTGCAACTCCAGATCCTGTAGTATCACCAGCAGCATTAGCAAATGTTATAGTTGGTAAAGTTGCAGATGTGTATTGACCACCATCTGATACAGTTATACTTTGAACAGTATATCCAAGAGTTGTAGTTAATACAGCACCAGAACCAGTTCCTGAATCAGCAATAGTAACTGATGGGTTTGATTGGTATCCAGATCCTGCAGAAGTTATTGTGACACTATCAATGACACCACCTGTTTGTCCTAAATTAAGAGTTGCAGATGTTCCAATGAAGAACTGATCGTTAGAACCTGTAGCAGGTCCCAATGATATTTCAGTTCCTGCGTTTGCATCTGATAGTGATGCTGCTACTTTAATAGTATCTGTATCTACCCAAATGATATAATAGGTGCTGTTATGAGTAAGACCACCAACAGATGTTGCACCAGCATCAAGAGTTTGAGAATCATATGTTACTTGATCACCAGTTTCAAAACTGTGACTAGAAATTGTAATAGTATTCGCAGTTGTATCAACAACAGTACCACTAGGTGAAAATGTATTTTGAGGAGGTGGATCTACGACTGCAGTAGGTCCTGAATAGTTAGTACCACCAAAATCAACTGCTGCGGCTACAACATTACCTGCTTGACCTAAATTAGCAGTCGCTGCAGCAGCTCCAGATGAAAATGTGATGTCTGGAGAAGCACTATAACCACTTCCTCTATTACTTAACGTAATTGATTTTATAGCACCAGTTGTTGCTAATGCTGCTGTGGCAGTTCCTTTTTGGAAAGGATCTGATGTTACAGATACGGATTGTTGTCCACCCTCATATCCAGTACCTGCAGAAGTAACTGTAACTGTACCTAAACCATTCTTAAGAACAACAAATGATCTTGTAGAGAAGCAAGATGCTTCAGATGAACCAAATAATGTACTGTCTTGGAATCCTGCAATATTAAGAGCACCTTGGATTACACTACCAAATGATATTGACTTATTAACATCAAAGTAAACTGCTTCTTTAACGATTGTTTCAGCGTTAACAACAAAGTCTTCCTGACCAGAAGGGTCAACGATTACCTGACCTGTCGTTGAAGTAATACTGTTACCTGCTAAACGTAAGTTACCTGTCTCAATGTATGCAGGGAAAATGTTAGTAGTACCAGTTCCATCACTTAACGTAATATTTGCAGCAGACTGAGCAGTAGAGGTTGCTTGGAATTGAACGTTACCAGTCTCTTGGTCTACAGAAAATGCTTCACCAACACGGAAGTCACCGTCTTGGTCTGTGGAAGAATATAGAACCTTACCATTGTTAAGTTCTTCTACCTCATTTGCCTGTACAGCAAGAGATGGGTCATTAGTATAGTCTGAACCAGATCCAACATAACCAAAGTTATGTGCAGTCAATATAAGTTTTACACCAGAACCGTCTGCCTGTACACCTTTACTTCCATATACACATGCAGATGCAACTGAACGCATCTCAGCACCGAATGCAGAATAGTCAGCAGTGATAACAGATGTAGCAGAATCACCACCACTTGATCTAATATCAGATGTGCCACCAGACCCGTCTGTAAAGGTCGTAGAAGCGTCATCACCGTTAGCATGAAGCAATAGTACTGTATTAAGATCTGATGAGTATTCGCCTGTTGTAGGGGTAAATCCTGCAGTGAATCTAGCAGCACCTTTACTAATTCTTACCTCGTCAATATGTCCGTTAAATGCTTCAGTAGGAGATGCTTGATAGTCTGAACCTATGATAACTGGTTTAGTAGAACCATAGTCATTAGTATCTGCACCAGTTCCTAACTCTACTCCATCTAAGAATAATTTTGTGGTTCCTCCCTGTCTTGCTACTGCAACGTGATACCATGTACCAGTTGATAAAGTACCACCACTACGAGTTGATGCATTACCTACTCCATAATGAAGGGTTGTGCCATTTAAGTATAATTTTGGTGCAGTATCTGTACCAGATGCATCTCTTAAATCAAATATATGCTGTATGCCTGTTACACTGTTTGGTCTTATGAATGCTTCTAAACACCAGTTTGATGTACCAAATCCAAAGTCTTCTGAAGTTGGAACTTTTACGTTATCTTCAGTTCCGTCTAATAATATAGATGATGTTCCAAATTTCTTTTGTGCTGTATCTAACTGTGAGTCACCAAATCTACTTAAAGTTTTTGCGGATTTATTGACTGTAGTAAATGCTCCAGTTCCTTTACCAGTAATGAATATATAAGTTCCATCATTACTAGAAACTACACCTCGTGCAACTGCCTTCTTGTAAGTAACATTACCAGATGTTGTTCCAGATGCACCATCTGCATATGTGACTGTATTATTGTCTACCTTTGTAACTTGATAAAAATTATCTGTAGCAGAACCACTGATATGATCTGCGTAGATGTAATCACCTGTTACTAAACCATGTCCTGTTCTTGTCAATGTAACAGTAGAACTTGATCTAGCATAGGTTCCTGACTGGAAACTGTCCTCTAATTGATATGTAACCTCAGATGTAGAGTATGTTCCACTGACTCCACCTAGTTTTAATCTTGTATTACCTGTTCCAGACTTACCAGTAGCACCTTGAATACCTTGAATACCTATGGATGCGAAATAGTTAAAGCAATTTAACCACTCAACTCTTATACCATTAGTTGCAATTACACCAATCTGATTCGGTGTAATGAATGTACATTCATTGAATAAAACAGAACTATGCTGTGATGCAGCTGCAATATTTGCACCATCTAACTTAGCACCACGTCCTGCATCTCCCTGTGCATACCCATAAGGGTCTGATGCACTAGTTACACTACCTTTTGTATTAACTGTACATCTCTCGATATATGGACTCTGTGTAGAATTTAATGAAGTGATAAGTTCAAACGCATATCCGTCATCATTTGAACTATCATAATAGAAATCTTTGATTGTTAAATCGGAAACGTGACAGTCTCCTGAAAGTTTAAATGCAGTGTTAGCATTAGTAACACCTGTTGGTTTTACAGATGTAGAACGTAAATTAGTACCACGAAGAGTGACTCCGTCAGGTACAGTCATTGGGAATGTTTCTTGATACTCACCTGGTGCAACTATGATTGTATCACCTGCTGTGGCAGTTCCAAGTGCCTTTGTAATAGTAAGGAATGGTGTATCTGGATGTAGACCTGCATTACCACCATTAGCAAGAGTATTATTATCTGAACCTACTGACGCGACATAATAAGTATTCCCCTGACCATTCGTGATGTCAGTGGAAAGCATGGATGTAACCACCTCACCCGTATTGGGTTTCTGGTTAGCAACCTCTATTATATTTGATCCGTTTCTAGCGTATAGTTTTCTATCCGCTATATTAAGAGCTATTTCGCCATCTTCTAAATTAGAAGTTGTCGGGACGACTGCTGCTGTCGTCGATCTCTTTAGCTTGATTCTCGTTGCCATCTAGAGCATTCTCAGGAATTTGGTCTTGATTCATACTATTTAACTGATTTTGTAAGTCAGCTATTTGTGCTTCTAACATCACATTTACTAATGTCAATTCAGAAATTTTCTTTTGTAATGTGTTAATAACAATTTGTGCATTCATAATTCAAATTTTAAAAAGTTCCTCCATCGAGGGTGTTTGTCCAGACTGGGACTCCAGCTGAAGTAACAGTCAATACTTGATATGATGTAGTAGCATCATTTCCAGTACCAGGTGATGCCATGTTAGCCTCTGCAGTTACCTGTAGAGGACTTGTGCCATTACCATATACGATACCATTTGAGGTAAATGTACCTGCACCAGTACCACCAAACTGAACTTCAAGGTCAGTGTCTAGTTCAAGATCACCGATAAGAACAGTACCACGGTTTCCAGTTACACCAAAAACAGTACCTGTGTCAGTTGCTTCTTCAATAAATGTCCAAGCACCTGCACCGTCACCACCACCAGTGCGGTCATAACCAAAGAAACCAAATTTATTGGTTCCAGATAGATTGTAGTGAATTTTAACACCACGATCCATTGCATCATCAGCACCTCTAACTGTAACTAAGGTAGCACCTACAACTTGGTCAGCAGTAATTGCTGCACTTAATGTAATAGTTTTTGTACCTGTGTTGATAGCAGAGATTGTTGTGCCACCAGGAATACCAGTACCAGTGATTGAATCACCGACTGATAATTGCTCCACTGCATCAACTACAACAGCAACTGTTGCGTTACCCGCAAAGGTAGCAAGAGTTTTAACTGTGATCGGTGTAGTGGGATCTCCTAATTCAATAGTAGGATCGTTAACAGACATTGAAGCACTATTAACAGTAGTTGTTGTACCATCAATTTGAAGGTCACCTTTAATTATGACCAAACCATCAGCGTCTCCACCTGCAGGAAATGGGTCAATAATCAATTCTTGTATACTATTAATAGTAGAAAGTACGTTTCCGTCTAACTTAAGGTTATCAATTTCAATAGAACCAGTCTGAGATGTATTACCAGAAATGTTTGTGGTTCCATTAAAGGTTACACCATTCTGGAAGGTAGTTGTTGCATTAACTTCCAGTGTATCTGTATCAGCAGTACCAAGAACTGTATTATCATCAACCTTAAGGTCTTTGATCCATGCAGTAGCTCCTACACCAATACCACCCGCAAATGTAACACCTGCTGTGGCAACGTTAGAAGCATCTGTAGTATCAGCATAGTTGACTAGTACACCTGTACTATAGTTCCAGTCTGCACCTTCTACTTGAATCTTGTCAGAAGTTGTCTCGTCATATCTGATAGAAGCATCCTTTGTATTACCAAAGTTTAGTTTCATATCATCAGCAATACGCAAGTCGGGGGTACCTGCTACACGCTTGATGTCTAAAACTGCATCTGAGTCATTATATGAGAGTTCTACATCTCCTGTAGTTCCAAACTCTAGTTCCTGACCATCTTCAATAACCAGTTTACCTGTACCATTTGCACGGAAGATAAGGTCAGCATCAGTAGTAGATGTTGTAATGACATTTGCATCAAGGGTGATGTCGTCAACATTCCACTGATCAATTTTTGAATTACTATCGACTATTACAGATGAACTAGCAGTTAATGTACCATGAACATGATCCAACATGTCCATAAAATATCTACCACCGACAATCTGTGCAGCACCATTATTGTCTCCAATGAATAGTCTGTCTCCTGCGTTTGCCTGAGTTCCGTTTGCTCCTGTAGTAATGGCGAGTTCACCAAATGTAATACTACCAGGTGCGGTTGAACCAGTACTCCTTTTAATTAGAATATTGGATGCCATTAGAAGCTACCCCCGTTTACTGTTACGTGATTTAAAACATTCGTGGCGACAAATCTTGTTGCTGCTGAATCATACACAAGCACTGAACCTTCTGCTAGTCCACCTTGTGATACATCTGTCAAATCTACGTCTGACATAGCACCAATCGTGCCACCGCCACCACCAGTGGCGACACGAGTTACTCTTGGGACTGATTGGTCCCCAAATCTTAATCTTGCCATTTAAAGTGTTACCCCCTCAAGTACGCTTACTGAACCCTCTAACACTCTGGACTTGATACCAGATGCTGAAGTTATGACGACATCATACACATACCGTCCACTTTTCATAGCAGCGGTCTGGGAATTAGTTAGAGATAATTGTATTCTTCCACTCGTTGTAGGAGTCAGGACTGCAGACGTTACAGTTTGAGAAGTACTACTTGTGTAGTGTTTCTTTATCAAACTTGCTACTGTATATCCTGTAAGGTTAAATTCTGTGCCATTATCATTCTCAACTGTGAAGTCGATGATAAAGTCAGAACCTTGATATATTAGTAGGTTGGATACAGCACTTGCCATTCTCTAAGAATTCCATATAATATTTAGCTTAACTTTATTTATCCTCTTTCTGTATTAAGTCGTTTATAAGGTCTTTAAGTTCGTCAACTTCTCTCTTCAAGTCATCTAAAGTGCGATCTTTGTTGCGTGCATTTTCTCTTGCTTTTATATAAGCGTCATATGCACTATCGTCTGTATTGACGATTGCATTAGAATCAGCATCCCTGCCGAGGGAGTTATGTCCTTCGACAGGGATTAGATCAAGTATTTTATCTTCCATTATGCTAAAGCGATTGCTCTGAAGTCTTTTATCCTCGGTATATATGGTTCAGAATAAGCAATGAAACTTACTTTGATTTGGAATCCATCGAAGTCCTCAGTATCATCTATTGTATACTCATAATCAGTAAATGTAAAGAGATCATTCTGTGGTGTAATAATACCGCTGTCTGGAATACCTGTAGTATTAAAGAATTGGAAAGGTAAATCATCAAGAGCACCAGCATAACCAACAGGTACTAACTTGTACATCACTCTAATAGTGGATTGTGTCCATGTGTTAGCAGTAAGCATAACCTTCAATCCAGTGGCACTCTTATCCATTCGAGCAACCTTAGTAATGTAATTTGCTGCACATTCGCTACCAATATTAGCAGTAGGTTCAAGGTTATTAATGATATTTGCTGTTGTAATAATTGATACAGCAGATAGATCAATCACAGGAGATAGGTGAGATACCTCAGATTCTAAATCCAACTCCATAGTAAACGACTTCACATTATTCATACGGTTAATCTCATTGAGTTGGTTAGCAATAATCTTAGTAGCAGGGAAGTAATTCTCTTCTCCAATAACCACATCAAGATAAGTAGTATCTTTAACGAAAGAAGTCTCTAAACCAGAATTACCCCCATCGCTATCAGGACCACATGAAGTACCACTTGTACCCAATACTCTTGGAATGATACTTGTTTTTGGTTGAGTTTGATTTTGAATTTGTGGTGTTAATACGTCCCATGGAATATTTTGAGAAGCAGTTATAAAGACACCACCACCCATCATAGAAGTATTTGCTGTCTTACCAGTTACTTTTAGATTGTAACTATGAGGACTGTTGATAGATATAATTCCACCAGGTGCAGTATGAGTAGCATTGATTGATGTAAGTGGAATTCCATTTAGATTGTAACATTGTACAATAGCACCAGATGAATGTGATAAACCAGTTGATCCACCTGCACTACCACTATGGTTACGTCCATTGGAAGCAATTGTTATAGTGTTTGAATTTATACCACTATATGCAATAATCTCATCTCCACTGCCATCTTCTGCTTCTCCAAGAATTCTTACAAAACCTGGATTTGAATTACTTATCGCAGATCCACCCATAGTGGTATGGAATAATGCTGCGTTAGTAACTGTAAATGTGGAGGTACCCGTTGTACTAATAGTAGATGTAAGTGCAGTATCTGGAACTTCAGATGTTACACCGCTTATCTGTACATAGTTAAGTGGTGACTGCATACCGTGATTACCATGGAATACTCTAATCTCATCTTGACCTGCAGTCATTTGCATGGAGTTAGCTGCAAGATTTAAGAAACCACCATTAGATTCACCAAGTTGTGCATTTTCTAGTACAAGTTTACTATTAGATGATGTGCTTGGTAATGCAAATTCTGCTCTATAGATCTTAAACATCAAGTCTTCATACTGTGATGGTGTCCATGTAGATGCGTTCTGTGACTTGAACAATACACCGATGTATGGTTGCTCAGAAATTTTTTCTCCTGCATGTGCAGCATCTATAGCATCTTCACCAAGAATAGAGATGAATACCTTATACTGGTTAGAGTCAGAAGTCAATACAATAGCATGTTCCTGTCTGAATGGTAGGTATACTGGAGATTCAAACTCAAATGAAGTTGGTTTAGAAGCATCTGCAGATATGAATACATCCTCAGGATCTTTAATAACTTTAGAAAGAGGTACAATTATTTGAGTTGGATTACCATTAACTACAGTTCTAATATCTAATGATACTGGAATTTCCTCATCCTTAGTAAAGAAGAATATATCAATCTTAGTTAAGAATACCCCACCTTCTAATGATGAATCTTCAATAAGGAAGGTTTGTGCAAGTGGGTCACAGAATCTAACTTCATTCTTTTTAGATTGCTTAGTATCTTTAACAGTTCTAGAGTCGAACATTTCTTCAGATGTAACCTTAGCATTTCTTACAGATATAATTTGATCTTGCACTGTCTGTAAGATACCAGAAGAAGTAAATTCTACCTCAGCACTAGAATCAGATACACCAATAACCTTACTATCGGATGCATCATCAGTAAGTCTGAATAATTTATTACCAGTCTTGAATTTAAGATTACCTGTACCCTTAGGTGAATCTATAAAGAATGATCCTCTAAGTTTACCTCTCTTGTCACTGATCAAGTCTTTACTTGTTACTTTAGCAATTGCACCAGAAGTTTCTCCAATAATATAATCATTAATTTTAGGTGAACCATAATAAGTTCCCTTTGCCTGATCAGCAAGAGACTTAGTATCAATGTTAAGGAAACCTAAGTTAGATGTATAGTCATTAGTAGATTGGATATCAGTTCCGTCTAATGGATTTATTTCAAATCCTTCATTAGGTGCTGCAACTCTTGCCTTAAATCTAAATCCTTTCTTAGGTGTAAAACCAGGAGATCCAGCTGAGTTGACATATACTGTCTCACCAACTTGGAAAGGAATATTGTTTGTTTTAGAATCACTAGATGAATCCTTAGTCAAACCAATAATTTTAGGTGTAACTAATTTAGTAGGTAGAGCAATACCATCAAAAAATCCAAAGAACTTAGTTCTTGGTTTTAATTTCTTACAATTAAACTCAATGTTTCTAGAACGCATAAACTGAATATGGTCTACAGAAACAACCTTGTTACCTAGTGACTTCTGCTCAATAACAGGAGTAACTCTATACCTGATACCTGTTCTTGTTTGTTTTCTAGTAGTTGTTCTAGTAGTAGTAATAGTTCTAACTCTAGATCTTTTTGTTCTTCTTCTCCAACTACCAACATCTACTGATTTAGTTTTCCCAGTCCATGTAGTTTTCCATGAGTTCCATTGAGTTGGAGAAAAACCATTCTGGTCAGCATTATACTCTCTAACAGTAGTAAGGAAGTTACCTTCTACAACAGGACCTTTAACAGGATTAAGAGTTTTAGTATCTACCCAGTTATCAGACTCTGGATGCAACTGAATATCTCCAACATATGTGAATACGTTAAATGGGTTAACATTCTCAACACCTGAAGAATATGGTTGATCTAAAAGAACTGTGCTTGTATATGGAAGTGTTACAAGATCTCCAGTTTGCTGTACATTAGTAGATGCTGTAGAAAATGTAAGAGGTACTTGAGTAGTATAATGAGATGGGCGACATTGACCTTCATCAAAATCAAGAGATACTCTATAGTCTCGATGTAAAGTATCACTAGTTGAAAGACTTGCAAAGTTATCTACTACAAATCCATTTTTAAATCTGCTAAGACCACTAGTGTCTCTAATTTCCATACTTGCAGTCTCACTTTCAAGTAGTGATAATTGTGTATAATATTCGAGTGTCTTAATTCTATCTTCTAACTGTTGTATATCTCTAAAAGTATATCTCTTGAAGTTAGTTTCTCTGATACTAACATCTTTGTCAACATCAAATACGTATGGATTGTAGTTGATTGTTGCCAGTAACATTGCATCTTCAATGTCTTCTGGTTCAACAGGGTTAGTGCTAGGAGCTCCTTTTACTACTTGAATTTCATTGTCTTTATTCATAAAGACTTTATCAACTCTAGCAAGATAATGTTCCAAACTTATAATAGTAGTCTCACCAGGACCTGGTACACCAGTCTCGTTACCAGTGAATGCTCTACTACCAAAATCAAAGAATTCTGTACCATTTAAAGTAAAGGGACTAGTTACAGATCCTGTATTTGCCAATTTCTCAGGAACAATCGGTCTAAAATCAACACTATCTCTTAATTCCTCACCATCATAATTTGGAATAATCTTATAATCCGCAGTATCATAAGAATCTACGGTATATGGATTGATACCTGCAGTGGTAAGAAAACGATCATATATTACTAACACTTGATGTGTAGGTGCTGCATAACCAGATTTTCTAACGATAGATGAATAATCATAAAACTGATCTCTCTGCCCATCATCTAGATCATAACTATCTGTTATATTCTTTCCACCCGACTGAACAGTTCCAGCAATAAGTTTTAAAGTAGCATTAGGTGCAGTTACAGTCTCACCATCGGTAAACTTATCATCTTCTACTGGAATAAAATAGATTTGATTACTATTACCACCAACAGCAACTATTCTTCCTCTTGCACCAGATGTATCTCCAGTTATTACTTCATCAGTAGAAAGAGTACCAACTAAGTTGGTAAACTGCATATTAGGTATTGTATTGTCCGCAGTTGCAGTGCTACCATTAGCTTCGTATATTGCTTTTATCTTAAATACATCTCCACTTCCAAGTGAGATTCTAGCATCATCTACTCTATATCCATACCCATCTCCTGTAGCGTTTTCCTGTGTTAGACCATTAACACCAGCAGCAAAACTCTTATCTATTTTAAGGATTTTCATCCTTTCCGTGGTTTTTCCCTTAGCAGATCTATCGGAAGCACTAACTGTAGCAATTAGAGAGTAATTATTAGTACCTGACAATCCACTAACTTGAACATTTTGCCCAGTAGCTACGTCAGTAGAAGGTGCTTGTAACAAATCACCATTAGTATTATTAATAAGCAAGAATGTATCATTATTATTAGTATTGGTAAATACAAGACCAGAACCTGCATTAAAACCAAGTTGCCCTCCAGATGCTGCCCCACCAGCAAAATACTTTCTAAATGATCCTGTTGGATTCTGAGTATTATTCTTATTAGTATTCTTTACTGCATCATATCCAAGAGCAGTAACTAATTTATTCTTTTGTGCATCTTTAACTTCAGGACGTGATCTAACTATCTGACCAGTAATGGCACTATCGGTCATATTACCAGCACCAGCTTCAATCTTCTGTATAGTAAAGGAGAATGCATCAGTAACAGCAGTAACTTTGACTTTATGTGCTATATTAGCATTTGTAAACTCAACGATATCACCCACTTTTAACTGAACATTAAAGTTAGAAAGAGTTGCAGTTACAGTCGCAGTTTGAGACGTACCAGACCCACTTTGAGACGAGATAATAGGACCTGAACCAGGTAATGCTACCTTGACATCCAATACCGCATCAGCAGTTCCATTACTTCCAAAACTATATGACTTTACATCACTAAAGTTATAAGATTTAACAGCAGAAGTATTATTATCTAACTGTCCAATATTAGTACCGCTACTTGCTGCGTTTAAATCTAATTGTTCGTTTTGTGTAAATGTTCCTATTACATCACTAAGATATCCTACTTGACTAGATGAATTAGTAATTGCTACGAATCCAGTAGCACCAGAAGTTCTACCCACAACAAAGTCGCCTAACTGCCAGTTAACATTTGATTGGCAATCAAGTCTAGTAAAAAACTTGGTATCAACTAAGTTTGTACGGTAAACCGTACTTTGGTTGTTAACCGTACCTGATTCATAAGAAAAGTTGAGAACTCTTGTTTGACCAATAATATTACCAGCTGCAGTACCAGGAGTTCCAGTTATTTCATCTCTTAAGTTAATAATTTCATATATGGCAGGTGCTTTGTGGCCATTTGTCATAAAGACATAATTTCCAATATCAGTAGCAATATATTTGTTATTTTCTCCGACAAAGGTTCTTGGTTTAGCTACATCCTTATATGTTGTAGATAAACGCTCTGTTCTATATCCAGAAATATAAGCTTGACCACTGGATAATTGTATTGCTATGTTTGCTTCATCAGCTGTATTGCCATCTCCAGTCGTAGCACCTGCGTCATATACACCATTATTAAATCCATCATTAAGATTTTCTCTAGCATCTATCTCAAATTTCTTGACATAATAGTCACCAGATTCTTCTTTAGTTCTAGTGGCAAGTACATCTTGAATAAATCCAAGGTCACTTCTCTCTACCTTCTTCTCAATTTCTCCAACATTAGTTCTAAGTAGTTCTATAAAGTCAGCAGAGTTAGGATCCGCAAGATTTTTCTTAATTAATGTTAGGTTAATTTTAAACCTATCTGCACCAGGTGCTGAGAAGTTTGTGCTTCCTATTGCGTTATCATATAGACTTTCATCCTCATCAGCAGTTATAATTTTTTCTTCTACCTTTAAACCTACTTTATATGTTGGATCAGTTCCATACTGATCTAATATTAGAGTTTGCTCATGTACAGGTGCAAAATATCCTCTAGTATAATAAACACCTGCACCAACGTTAGCAGTAGAACCCTTAGAATTTGCATTTGAGTTTAAGAGTTGAGCAAGAGGTGTATTAGCAGCAATAGTTGTAGCTGCGTAAGTAATGTCGCTTTCGCAGGTGAGTGTTTCTCCATCTGTAAAGGTAGTTGTGACGTTATCGTCTGCTTTTTGTAAGTAATTTATATAAAAAGTTATATTATTTCTAGTCGATGTAGTAGAACTAATAGAAAATAAAACACGAGCACGAACACCAGAGGTAGAACCTTTAAGAACTAAGTTATCAAGTTGAGTACGATATAATTCAACGTCAAGATTGAGATAGTTGTTTTGAATAATTACACATGCAACATCTTTATTCAAAGTAATACCACCAGGAATTACCTGAGCACCTTCTTTATAAACACCTTGTCCAAAGGAGTCAATCTGATTCTGCAATAAACTTTGCAGCGTAGTAAGTTCCCTAGCCTGTACTGGATAGCCAGGTTTGAAAAGTACTTTTAGGAAGCCCTTACTATCATCGAAGTCGTCGAAGTAAGGAGCTATATTAAGGTTGGTATTCTGTGCCATTTAGAATTCAATTACTACTTTGAGCTCTTCGTTTTGATCCGCAGATCTTGTTATTGGGTTTCTGTTATCTATGTAGAGGATTTCTCCAGAGTTAGTTTGGATTTCTTGATTAGCATATCCACCAACAAAGGAAAGACCTAATTCATACACAGAGACACCAATTTGTATCTGTGTTTGTTGATTAGCTGAAGTTCCAAACGTTGTGTCTGGAGTTGCAGTATAAGCATTTTGAGATGATGTAATCTGATTAGCACCAGAGAACGCAATTACATTTCCATTTTGTGTGCCATCAACTGAATCTTGATAATATTTCAATACTTTAGTTGTGGAATCATATGATACTACAAATCCTTTCGCATTCGTAGTAGTTTGAACAATAGTTTCGCCAGGAGCGAATGCACCAGTGGGTGTACCAGTGCCTGACTGAGGGAAAATCATTGCTTTAACAGCAGATCTAGTATTTTGACTACAAACAGTTGTTGTGTTGAAATCAAAAGGATTTAAAACTAATCCAACTCTTCTATATGTCAAATCATTTGGAAAATCTACAAATGCACTACTAGTTTCTAATTTACTAGTAAACATTAAACGATATGCACCCAATTCTCTAACAGCATCAGAACCATGTCCATTATTAGGAGGAATAACAACATCTAAAGATGCATTTACACCATTTCCGATATTAGGAATGAGTGCAACATCAATAGTACCAAACGTATACTTAGAACCTGCAGTTGTGATAGTAACAGATTCAACAGAACCAGAAGTCACCTTTACAGTGCACTTTGCTTGAGTTCCACCATTGATGTCATAATCTCCGCGAATAGGAACATCAGTATATTCTTTGTTGTTGTAACCAGTGCCTGCATTTTCAATAACTACACTATCAATAGCACCATCACCTGCAGCAGACTTAACAAGAGAGTTTGATAATACGGGAACAAATTCAGAAGTAACAAACTTTAGAATATTATCCGCATCAATAGTATACATGTACTTCCAACGATAGGAGTAACTACCAGGACTATCACCAGTTTCGATAATAGTGGTTGAAGTACCAGTTGGTTCTACCAAAGAGGGTCTTCCTCTTGGATACTCAGGGGTTTGTCCATTATAAAGACACTTGTAGACGTTAAAGTCTGAATTCATTACATAGAAATTACTATCATACAATCTGGAAGATCCATTTGCAGTAGTTTTTGCGGGTGCATAATCTGGTTTATACATTGAGTATGTACGTCCCACACCACCTGTAGTTTGTGTAGGATCAATCCAATCAACTCTTGGTACTACAAGAGCAGTATCTGAAATATCTACACGCTTAAAGGCAACAGAATCAGCATAAGTGCCTGACTGATAGGTAAAACTATCAATCGGCTCACCTGCGGGTGGTACATCTGTACTACCCCAAGACTTAGCTCTACCAACAAACATAAAGACTTTATTTTGAGTCAGCAGTGTATCTCTAAAACTTTCCGCAGCGTATATTCTAAATTTATCAGTAACTAATGCCATTGCTTATAAGCTTTTGTTGTTATTTATAATGATCTCAGACGAACTTCTGGCAGAATCGAGACGTTTCCGCTTGATGTTTGACTGAATGGGAATTCTACCGTAAATGTGTTCCCAGATGTAACTGTAACCGCATACTCTCCATCAAAACCCCAGTTTATTGGTTCTGCTGTAGGTCCACTTGTAAAGTCCAAGAAAACTTTCATACCAGTCACATAATTATGAGTTGCGGATGTAGTCACGGTACAAGTTATTCCAGACGCACTGTATGTTCCTGTTAAAACAGTGTGTGCAGCTGCAGTGGTTCCTCTATATCCTCTACCACCTGTTGCTACGGTTATTGTATTCGCAGATGTATTTCTAGATCCGTATAGAATTCTTTCTACATTCCATCTGTTTGGAGTAACAGTTGTATCATAGAATGGTATCAATACTTCGCCTTCATCGGGGAAACCAATTCTTTGACTAGTATCATAGTATATATTCTTGCAGTTGAGAGTTGTACTACTGTCAGTTATGGAAGAAGTAAGATATGTACATCCCAAAGCAAGTGAATTGGAAATGATTCTATCTCTAGATTTTCTCTCTATATCAACAGCATGAACAGGAACTATTGTTGGTACGGTTAAATATCCAGTACCACCATTTGCAATAGTAGCAGTAAGTACTTTACCGCTACCTGGTTCAATAGTGGTAGTTCCACTAGCACCAACTCCACTACCTCCTTGGAATAGAAGGACTGGAGGATCTTCATAATTTTCACCAGGATTGTCAATAATAATATTAGTAACAACACCATTAGTCAATACTGCTGTAAATGTAGCAGTGGTTGGTCTAAGTCCAACATATTCGTAAGTATCAACTGAAGTAGCACTTGAGACTGTTGCGATTAAACGATCAGATCCTTCACTAGCAACCTGCATTCTGTCTGTAGGATCAATTGAGTTAAATGTATTGGAAACAAATATATCTTCATCAGATCCAGTATAGATGTACAAGGATGCTTGAGAATTTGCTCTTGGAGCTTCACTGAATTTTATAATTGATCCATTAAGAGAGTATGCGACACCAGGTTCTTGGAATACTCCATTAATGAATATCATCAAGTTATTTGATGGTTCTACATTCTCATTATCACTCTCTAATGAGAATGGTTCATTGTTTAGTGTCATAGTAAAGGTTTCCTTACTATTGTCAAAGAATGGAGAAAGATCATCTAAAAGAACTAATTTACCAAAGTAGAATCCATAGAAGTCCATACCACTAACAGGTGCTTCATTAAATGTAATTGCACTACCTGTGTAAGTATATGATTCAGTACTACCTTTAAGTTGAAGAATACTATTCAAGAATATTAAGAAGTTATCACTTGCAGGTAATGAATAGTTTGAACCATTAACCTGTGCGTTAAATGTTGTATCAACTCCATCAAATGTTACTGTATCAATCTCAACTTGGAACTCAGGAGATTCAGAAGCAGTTCTAGTAACGTTATTCAAGTTACCTGAACCACCTGCAGTTGTTCCTACTGCCTGTGTTACTATTCCCCATAGTGTGCTAATAGCAGATGCAATATCGCTACAGTCTGCTGTAGTATAGGTATTGTCTCCACTATCATTGGTAATAGTAAGATCCTTAACTTGTGATCCTTCAGTAACGTAATTAGTTGTAACAGTGATATTACGCATTACCTCACGACAGATATCTCTAGCAGCATTGAACACCTGTACAGATTGATCTTCTTCACCAGTTAGGTGTACAGTTCCAACATAGAAATTTGCTGCATCATAAACACCATCATTTCCACCAAACTCAATATTGTTTGCTACTGCTTCAGAAATTAACTTAGTATCACGAATACATTTTCTCTTATAGAGATCACCATCAAAAGTAGGATTCAATGCAAGCATTCTACCATATGCAGTAGTTGCAATGAAATCTAAGTTTGCTCGTATTAATCTACCCGCATCAGCTAATCTATCGTATGCATGACCACCAGATGTTACTAGACCTCTTGTTACAGGATTAGCAATTGCATTTCCTGTGTACAAGTGAGTATATCCATATTTTACAGAAGTAGGTTTAGCATTGACGAATGTATGTACATAATCACCACCAGTCTTAACAGCACCAGATGTTGACTGTATGAAGGTGTGAGTATAATTGCCACCTGCTATGACGGCTGTAGCACTTGCTGATACAAAACTATGAGCGTACTGATGAGTAATAGCAGCATCTCTATTATTAGTATTGAACGTAATAACGCCAGTTTGCTTCTTGATGGCAGAGCGAGTAATCGAATTAGCAACTGCGGAAATAAACGTATGAGTAGTGGTATTAGTAGACGGTACACTGTTTAGAACCTGTATATCAAAAGTATTAGTTGTGACATTGTATATCTTAACCCACTGACCGCTGATTGGGTCTGTGTTACGAGGATAATCATGGTATGAAGTATCAAAGTCCTCAAGACATGTGAATCTAAACGCATTGTCATCAACTTTGATCTCATCACCAGCAACAAATCCATGATCAGGAATAGTTATAGTCATAACACCTGTTGTTGGATTGTATGCTCCTAAGGTTGGTGTCAATTTACCCTCTGGTACAAATGTATGGGTGTGCTGTCCATTAGGACCTGCAACTCCAACATTAATCTCAAATGTATCAGTTGTAACATTTCTTACTTTTACCCACTCATCATAATAAGGATCTTCTAGTGTTGGGTAACTCTTAACTGTTGCATTACTATCTTTATTACATGTAAACTTCAATGCACTTTGATTTACTTTAACATATTCGCCATTTGAGAATCCATGACCTGCAACTGTTGCTACTAGTACACCTGTACTAGGATCATATGTAGCATTTGTTACAGCATGAGATGTATATCCAACACTCTTGATCGGAATCGGTCTATCATACGCCCAGTCTTTCTTTTTCTTCGTGCCATTATTAACAGCACTAGAGAATACATGTACACTAGTATTTGTAGAAGGAATTGTATCTAATACCTGAACCTTGAAGGTTGTATCGTCAGCATTCCAAATAGTTAACCATCTACCACTAGCAGGATCGCCTGGTCTAGGATAAGCGTGTGTGCCACCACCAGCAGCACAAGTGAATACAATAGCATTATCATCAAACTTAACTTGATCACCGTTCACAAAGGCACCTGCACCCCCTCCATGAGTAACAGTCATGACTCCAGTAGAAGGATCATAATCTGCACCTGTTGGAGTATATGAAATAGTATCAGTTCTAGGATAAGACTGGTTGCTAACACCACCATTATCACAACTCATTACGATGCTACCATCTGTTAACTTGATAGTATCTCCTTTTAATGCAATACAGTCATCTGCAGCAGATACAAATAGGTGTGCTGAATTACCTGCAACAGTTGAGTAGAAGTTAAGCAGTATTGTATCATTTGTTACAGAAATAACCTGAATCCACTCTCTATAGACAGGATCAGTAGTTCTTGGATAAGAATGATTAGTCTGATGACTATCTTGTGCACATGTAAATGTAAGTGATTCTTTAGCAACCTGAACAAAGTCACCTGCTTGAATAGTATGACCTTTAATTGTTAATGTTGCAAGACCAGTGTTGGGAGTATAGTCAACAGCTGTTGGTGTAAATGTCTTTTCTCCACGGAATTGATGTGCACCGATAGTTAATGAAAGATCTCCATTAGCAAGATTCAAGGCAGCGTCTGTTGGTTGGTAATTTACAGTGACAGATGGTTTAACATTAACTGTGATTGTAGTACCTGTCGTTTCAGTAATATAAAGATTGCTCTTAGCAGCTGGATCTGTTGGTCTTGGATAATTGTGAAGACTAGCACCTAGATTTGATAAGTTTCCTGCAATGAGAGTACCATCATTTTCCATGTCACATCTAAACTTCAAGGAGTTTACATCAATACTAATACCTGTACCAACAGGAAGAGTATGATTACCTATTGTCAATACTAGTACACCTGTACTAGGAGTATAAACTGCATTAGTTGGTGTGAATGTAACCTGAGGTGATGCACCTACGTTAACTGTTAGAGTGTCAGTGGTAACTGCTTCAATACCAAGTAATTCTCTTGATGCAGGATCTGTTGTACGAGGATATGATTTTCTAGAGAAGTCATCATCTTGTGTGCATGTAAATGTTAATGCTTCATCATCAATACTGATTACACTCTTAGCGTGGAGGATTCCATTTGCAGTAGCAGAAACAAATGTGTGTGCATCACTATTACTACAAGGAGCATCTTTAAGACATTGGATATCAAAAGTATCTTGGGTAATTGCTCTAACTGTTATCCACTTACCGCTAATTGGTTGACCTGGTTTAGGATATGATTCTTGCCCACCTCCATTATAACCACAACTCATGGTTATAGAACTGTCTTTTATTTTAACTCTATCACCTGCTGCAAATCCATGACTTGCAGAAGTTATTGTGACAATACCAGTAGTAGTATTAAAAGTAGCATCAGTTGCAGTATGCTCAGTAGCAGCCGTAAATCCATGGTTCTCTATATCTAAAGTTAATGAACCTGTTGACGCAGTATATGTCGCACCAGTTGGTGTAAATGCTTTTTCTATATTTGCTCCAACCTGAACCTTGAAACTATTAGTTTCTACATCAAATACATTTAACCAGTTTACAGCAGCTGGATCTGATCCTCTAGGATATGCAGTTGTAGTTGCATAGTTATCACGAGAACAAATAAAGTTTAGTGAATCTGAAGTAAATTGGATAAAGTTACCATTAGAAAGTCCATGATTAGCTAACTCTAGTTTCATGATACCAAGAGAAGCATCATAATCAACAAAGGTTGGACTCAAAGCAGCAGTGGCATTACCAACATAAGTGTGTGCATCAGTGTTTGTAGGTGTGGTTCCATTTAATGCATTGATCGTAAACGTAGTAGATGTAATAGCATCAACAGGAACGTTTTTACCAGCAATAGGATCTGTTGACCTTGGGTAACTTCTATTACCTCCACCACCAAATCCACAACTGAATGTTATTGCATTGTTTGAGAATCTAACAGTAGATTGTGCAATACTAATTCCACCAGCAACAGCAGATACAAATGAATGTGGATCTACGTTTGTAGAAGGAATACTATCTAATACCTGAACATCAAATGTATTAACTGTTATGTTTGATACTTCTAACCATCTATCACTTGCATAGTCAGTACTACGTGGATAGGTCTTCTGAGCAGCTGCTCCTGAAGCACCACCAAAAGCACAACTAAGAGTTATTGAATTATCAGCAAACTTAACTTGATCACCCGCTTCCAATCCGTGTGACACTAGTGTAACTGTCATAATACCTGTATTAGGATTATAGTCAATATCTGTGGCAGTTGCTGTTGTAGGAGCACTTAAAGTATGTGATCCTACTGTTAATTCTAGTACACCTGTACTAGGAGCGTAAGTTGCTGTAGAGGGGGTATAACTGTTAGTTAATGGTTTTCCAATTTCACTAATTCCAACAATACCATCATCTCTAAATCCATCACCTGAGTTATTCAATACAACGTTAGAAACATAACCATTACTAACTGTAATATCAGCAGTTGCACCAACACCACTACCAATTTTATTTCTTAATGGAATTGCAGTATATGTACCATCTGCATATCCTGTACCACCTGTCAATCCATTAGTAATATCAAATGCTTTTATCTCATCTCCAATTTGATCTAACTGGAAACTAGAAGTATATGATGCACGATCATAATACATTATCAAAGCAACAGAATTTGCCTTAGGTGCAACTGAGAATGTTATGGCATCGTTTGCAAAAGTGTAATTATTAGGATTCTGAACAATTCCATTTATTGTAACTAAGAATTGTTCTTTAATAGAAGTTTTTCCAATTTTAGTAGTTACAGTAGCACCACTAATTGTTAAATTAAAAACAGTCGTAGATCCATCAAAAGAAGAACTAATATCATCAATCTTATATGAGATGCAACTTAAGATTTTCTGAATATCTAATAGTTGTCTACCAAAAATTTGTACCTCAGTAGGAACTGCTGCTGAGTAGTCTGGGTCACCTAGTGCAAAGTTCTTAATAGTTGCTAATTTACCAGTTGACCTAGCAGAAGGTTTGGGGAAAACATAGGTAGTGCCATTAAATGTTTGTAAATTTGGTTGAGGTGATTCTACCCACCATGCCCATGGTTCATTTGAAGAATAGTTTGAATTTATTGTAGATTTGGATCTATAAATTTTAGCACTAGATTCTAAAACAACTTGTGTACCAAGTACCTTAAATCCTGCAGGATGTGCTGCAAATTTTAATGGGTTTTTCCATTTATTAATATTGATAGGTGAAGAAATTTCATATGAGTATTCTTGGAACCTATCACTATCATATATTCTCTGCTCATTGACATCTAAGAAACCAGTGGTACGTTCCCAACCTTCAGCAGAAGTACTAATAGGAGATACGTTAAATGTTGCATCTGCTCTATCAAATGCATGGATTTCACCAAATGCTGCTGATTCTTCACCAAAGACAGGTTCGCCAGATAGAAAATCACCTTCTATAATTTCCACACTAAGAATACGTCCACGACTATCCCAATCTTTAATAATTCCAAACGCAGTATATGTTGTAGTGGATGTACCTTGATAAACTCTTTCTCCAACTAAGAAATTAGCAGGTTTCATATATGCAGTAATAATATCACCAAGATCAGTACTAGAAAGAGTAAATTCTGTTAATCCATTAGCATCTCCAATCGGATCACCTGTAAAGTTAATATAAGTTCCAGCTATTGCATTTGCTTGAGTTGTTGCTAATCTAATTTGATTATTTGCTAATCCATTTGCAAGAGTCGCTGCAATGGCATAATATGTTGTATTAGTTACTAATGGAGTTGGAAATGTTCCTATATTTTCATTTAATGTAACTTTCGTACCTGTAGGTATTTTTGCATTATATGGGAAGTTTAAAGTACTGTTAGATCTCAATCCAACCCAATTATGAGTTATTCTTGCACTTACAGATGGAGCTGATAAGAAACCTCTACCTGGATTACGAACTTCAACACTTTGTATAACCTCATTCTCAATAACGGCTCTTAAATCAAAAAGTGACCCACTTCCACCAGTAAGAACAATTTCTGGAATTGCAACAAAGTTTGCACCACCATCTGTCACCTCAAGATAGTCAATAACTTGAGTTCTTGTTAATTGTAAATTAAAGGTAGTATTTAACTCTGGTTTTAGAGTTCTATCATGACTATAATTAAATGTAATATTATCTCCACCAATTTTTAATATTTTACCCAAATCGGTAGATTTCAATAATACAGAAGCACCCGTTCCTGTTTTTTGTGTAATGTTAACTACAGGAGCATTTTGGAACAATTCTCCACCAGCTTCTATATTAATTGCAGATATTCCTTGATTCTGAATAGATGCATTGAATTTTGCATTGATTCCACTACCACCACTAACAAGAACATCTGGAGCAGACAAATAACCAGATCCAGTATTAGTAATGGTTATACTATCTACTGTTGCATTTAAAGAACATAATGTGGATGCAGGATCAATATGTGTCAGTACTGTAACTGTCACAGTAATATCATTAGCAGTTGTAGCACCACCTATCTGATTACCAGGAATAGTAATGATATCACCTAGTCTATATGTACCACCACCATTAGTAACTACAACCTGTTCAACAGTTCCACCAGCACCAGAAGTAACCGTAAATTCTACATTAGTACCACCAGTAGGATTTACAGCAGATTGTGTAACACCAGTATACTGACCAGGCGTTAATCCAGTTGTATTTGTAGTAATTGTTACAGTATTAACTAATCCAAAATCAGGATCGTCAAGAATAATATTTGGTGCTGCTCTATAGTTAGAACCAGGACCATTAACAGTGACTTCTGACAATCTACCTACATCAGGACCTGAACTAGGAATACTACAAAGCACAGTTGCTTGAGCACCACTCACTGCACTAATAGTTGCCTGAGAATCTGAACTAAAAACTTTACCTCTATCATTATTAGCAGCAAATGTGGTAAACATAATATACCCTTTATTTGCAGCACCAGTCCTTCCATTTTGAAGAGGTTGTATTCTCAATGTTGAACTCAATGGATCCCAAGAAATAACTTTACCTCTAGCAGTTTGAGTTCCTTGAGCACTTTGAGATATAATAATTTCATTTACTGCAAATGAACCAGAACCAAGAACGTTTGTTAGTGTTAAATCTACAAAATCAGGTAATGTAACAACCCCTGTAGGTAAAGACGCAGGATTATAACCAGAACCCTTATTTGTAACAGAGACTCCAGATAATACTCCAGAAATTGTTGCTACAGCAGTTGCACCTGCACCAGCTCTGGTGGATCCTGATAATTGTGGTAAAGATTCATAATTACGTCCACTGTCTCCAATTGAGATTGTTGAGACTCCTCCAGTTGGATATATTGAGTTTGTACTATAAGTTATAGTATTTGAAGCATCATAATTTACTTCTGGTTCTAATGCAGTTGCATATGAAGCAGTAGTATCAGTCTTAGATAATAGTATATTTGTACCAGCTAGAGGTTCGTTCATAATAGTGAAATAACTTCCAGTTATTGAATATTGACCTGCTAAATCAAAATAATAGAAAATACCTGGTAAATCTACAACCTTAAGAGTTATAGAAGTTTGTTGAAGAGTTTGAGTATCAACAACCTCATCTGTGATGTTTTTATATGTGAATATATCAGTGTTTAATGGGTCAAGAGTAAATGCTAATGTAACATTATTGAGAGTAGAATCTGAAGTATCAAATTTATATGAATGTCCATTAATAAATTGGAATTTAGGTTCCCTTACACTAACTACCGAACTTGTAATATTAGGAGCAGCATTTGTACCTAATTGATTAACTGAAATAGTAAATCTTCTAAGAGTTTCAGTTCTTACTACTGTAAAATCACCATTATAAGTTCCAACATTCATACCTTTAAAATCAACTATATCACCAACTCCTAATTGATGTGCAGCATCAGTTCTAACTACAGCTTCTAATGATATTTGAGTTACAGTAAGTTGAAATCCAGATCCACCGTTACTACCAACATTATCATCATCAACTGTAATAGTATCGCCAATCTTAAATGCAGTTCCTCTATCTGCAGTCGTTGGTATAGAACCAACTGATATAGTTCCATTAGCAGCAACAGTAAGATCTAATATAAGATTTTTACCATTCCCATTAGTGAGCATTGGAACGTCAGTGTATACGCCAGGTAAATATCCAGATCCTTGGGAATTTGTAGTAGTAGCAATAAGTGCACCATCTGTACGTTTCCGTATATACTTCCATAACATTGTACCATCACTGACTGTGCCAGATACATGTGTTGGAGCGTTATTAGCATCAGAATCTGATGTTGCGGTTTCAGTTGCTTGATATACTCTATTTGCAACAAAAACTAAATCAAATTTATTATATGCAGTGCTGTTTGTCCATTCTGTAATAAAATCATAACTTACTAAATCAAAATACTTAAAATAGAATTTTGAATTGTATAGGTATGACTTAAGTTCTCTTTCATAAGTATTGTCACCTATAGAAACAGTTATTTGATCACCACCAACCAAATAGTGATTATTAGTCGTGGTTAATGTAGCAATTGTTACATCTTCATCATTTACAACGTAATTAAGTGTAGAAACAGGTTCACCTGTGATAGTTGAGATAGTGGCACTTACTCCATCACCACCAGTATCAGTATTGTCAAATAATAATCTATCATTAACCTTATATCCTTGCCCACCACCTTCTACAAGGAAGTCATTAATATTAGTTGATGAATATCTGTTAGTAGCTGCAACTGTTAAGGATTGTGCACTACCACCACGAATTGTTGGGTAGTAACTAAAGTAACCAATACCATCTTCAATATATTGAAGAACTTCTCCACTTTCTAATGTTATTAATGTTGTACTATCTTCTAGTGCTAGTACAAAATCAATTCTTGAATCTAACGCTTTTCTCTTTGCAGTAACCTGATCAGTTCCGATATATGGTGCTCTAAAACGGATAGCGTCTTCAGTAAAGTTTCTTTGTAGTCCATTACCATTCCAGTTAATTTCATCTGCTTCTGAGTAAAAATCAGGTCCTACAAAGTATGGAAATTTAGGTGCACCACTGACACCATCAATTGTTGTAAAATAAGCATATACTCCATCTGGATATTCTGGAGTTACGCAATATCTACCATTATAACGGTCTAAATCACCTAGACCTTCCACATACTCATAATCTTCAATAAACGTTCCCATAGGGTCTGTCAGACCGCTTAGAATGGACGCTCTAGATGTTTTTATTCTATAACTACTAGCTGGTTGAATATACGAGTTATATGGGTTCTGATTTTGTCGATCTTCAAATCCATAAGGTCCATATATGGGATGTCCGTCATATGCCCAACCTATAATTGGAGAATGTCCTATTGGAGTCTGTTCTATCCATGGTGAAGGATCTGCTACTGTAGGAATTCTAGATTCAATACTATCTCCTAGGTAATACCTAAGATTATCTGGAGTGTAGAAGTATCCATATTCACCATCATAGATTCCAATGTTTTCTCCTCTTACAACTGTACCATTAGCATCGTCTACAACTTTTCTATCTGAGAAAATAGCACTAGGATTATTCTTCTTAATTTCATCTGCAGTTGCTGCTTCGTTATAAGTTAACTGAGTTAAATTAGTTGTAAATCTAGCACCATCACCAGGATACACAATACTAATTTGAGTATTACCTGTTGTATACCCAAGTCCTTTATTTGTTACAGTAACCGATGTAACTTGTCTACTAGTTGGATCTACAACAGCAAACGCAGTAGCACCAACTCCATCTCCAGTAATAACAACGTCTGGAGCACCAAAGTAATCTGCACCACCAAATGTAACAATAATACTCTCAATCTTTCCACTAAGAATAGATGCATAACCCACAGCACCATCACCAGATTTTAAAGTAATATTTGGTTCGTAAGTATACTCAGATCCTGTATTTGTGATGTTTATTGTATTGATAGGTCCACGTACAACAGCACTAGCAGCAGCACCTACACCGCCACCACCACTAATTGATATGTTAGGTAATCCTGCAACTTTTGTATAACCAGCACCTGAATATGTTACCGCAATACCAGTTACCCTACCATCAGTAATTTGTGCGACTGCAGTTGCCTGTGTACTGTTAGGTGCACCACCACCACTAATAGAAACAATAGGTTGACGGGTATATCCTCCCCCACCGTTAGTTACGTTGATAGCAATAATTCTACCATCAATAATAGCTTCTGCTGATGCACCTAAACCCAAATATTCCCAATCAATAGTTCCATGTCTAACAGCACCACTTGTATGTGTTGGATATGTAATTTTATCACTTGTGCCAGGATTCTGTGCTCTATATCTTCTTACAGTACCATTATCATCATATTTTATAACATTGCCACTTGCATAAGTTGTATTTAACTTATAGTCGGGTTCAAACTCAACTGTAGGGGGGTTTTCAATATCATATCCATCTCCACCATCATTTTTTGTGATAGAAGCAATTCCACCAAACTTTTTCGTCGAAGTTCCCTTATATGAGAAAAATGGAACTCCATTTACACCAATCCCAACTTGCCCAACAGGAGTTGGTGTTTTTGTACTTTTTGTTGATGGTACTAATGGTATTCTCTTTAAATATCGTTGATTTCCTGGATCTGGATCATTTACAGAGAAAGGACCTATTTTATGTGATGGTATACCTGTACTAGCGACTATTGCATTGTCAGTTGACTTATATACGTTTTGTACATCAGCAGTGTACTGGGAAACTAAGTTATTGATAGATGTGTAGACACTTGTACCAAATGCAAATTCTCTAGAGATAAAAAATAAACCATCTGTTTCCAATATAGGTTGAGAAGGTGCACTACCAAGAATAAATTCAAATTTGAACTCATCTATAATACCAACAACATCATGTTCGTTATTATAGATGTCTTCAGCAGCATTTAGGATTCTAACCTTGTCATCTCTTCTTAAACGATGTTTTTCTCTAGTGGTAACTGTAACACGAACAGAACCATCAGCAGCAGGTGTTGCTAACTCTGCTGTAACCCCTCTAAGTGCCTTTCTAACGTTATATTGGAAGGAACTCCATATTGGATCAAGACTGTCAAAACCAGGTGCTGCAGGCGTTGTAACTTTACTCTTAGGAAGGTAATATTTACCACCATTAGTTAAATTAACTCCTCTCGTTCCACCATATACTTTAATCTGAATATCAGACCCATCTAGGTTACTTTTACCGTAAATTCGGAATGCAGCAAACGCTTCTTGACCTGCAATATGCTCATCAGAGGTTGTACCCTCTCTAGCACGAGTACATCCTATAAATTGGTTAACTGTTTTGTTTGTATATGTTATTATTTCATCTTGAACTCTAAATCTACCATTTAACTCTGGCCATCCCAAAGTACTATCAACTGTGATCGTTGTAAAGTCTAATCTTGAAGGTACATCTGATGCAATAGTAGTTTTGTAAGGTGTTACAAAGGTTCCTGAAGAGTTATTGGTATCTACGTCAATTTCATAGATTTCCCCTGAAGCAGTGAAAACTTTTTGAACACCCTTAACGTAAATACGTGCTTCATTGACATATGGGTCACTTGGATCGTTTTCTTGGTACAAAACTTCGCCAACTAACTCTGTAGGGTCTCCACTAACTGCTGTAGCACGAATTACCTCTCTATTAGTGAAGAATGCATCCGATGGTTTGAAGATTCTGTCTCTTGGGTATGAAACTTCTGATTCTACGCCAAAAAGTGTTCTTAAAACGAACTGAAAAGACCTAGTTGTGCCTTTTGACGCATAAAAATCTTTAATTCGCTTAATTACAGTAGATTCAGTAACTCCATCTGAAAAATTCTTTGGATAAGTGGACAAATACTGATCTTTGAACTGTCCCAACATGAAAAGTGGGAAAATATTGTTCAAATTAACAACTTTTGCTCCTAGAGCATGTTCAGCAGCAGTTGTTTCAGCAAAAACATACTGACTAGCAGTTCCAACCGCTTTTACTGCATCAAATCCTCTTGAACAGTCATTAAAAATAGTCTGTCCTTTGTTTTTGTAATAAATGATCTCATCATCTATCATCAAAAGACCTTCATCGGGGAAATCACGAGTTGTAGTAACGTCAACTGTTGTAGAAGTAGTTGACATTGAAGAAATTAAGTCCGTTTCAACAATTAAACTTCCATAATTGTCAATATTGTAATAATCACCCCAGTTATTAATAACATCAAAACAATATCCTCTTAATTCTTGTGATTTATAATATGCTTTAACAAATTCTATAAACGTAGGATATTCATCCTGAATGAATGACGCAAACTGTCCAGGAATATTATGGGATATTTGGGATCTCGATTCAGCGGTAACCTCAGACGGTACAGGTTGAGTTGTAACCGTCGTGGTTGGTGTAGTCCACTGACCGACCTTCCAAGATGATTGATTAGTTGCCATTCTTGTTAACTATAACTGGACTCTGGTATAACTCCCGTACCAGAAAGATTTGAACCACTACTGATAGTGTCTTCTACAACATTAACAGTTGTATTATCTATACCTAATGTCAAATAGGTTTCACGCAAAGAAACAAGGTCATTAGATTCTGGAATTGCACTAAGTTGTAGTATATTACCAGAAGCAATTGTTGATGTAATCACCAAATCGTTAATCACGATCTCTCCCATAGAATAATCAACAGTACCCCAAGAACCTCCAATGTATTCTTTTTCACCACTTCCCTTAATGTAGTAAAGTCTCAACAAACCTGCACCATCATCATTGAGGAAATAAGTATTAACTGTATCACCAGAAATAGCAAATCCTGAAGAGGAAACAGTAGGTTGTGTGGACGTTCCTTGGTTAATGCGGTTACCGTAACATATTTTATAGTTCACTCGTGCGTTCAGAGTCACTATAACGTTCTTTCTCATCTTGAGACGAGTGATATTTGAAGTAATTGAAGTATCTGCACTATCAATTATACCCTGAAGCTTAGAATATTTGAACTTTCCACCAAATTTATTAAATTCAGATCCAGTATTGAGTGCAACTAAGGTGGCAAGTACGGAATTTTTGATTACATCTGATTCTTTCCGTGTAATATTGGGGTTATAGTACACAAAACTATCAATATCAATGTATAAAATGGACGGATCAATGATTGAAGGTTGAACTGCTGCTACAGAATACTCTCTGAGCTTCTTTAATACAACATTTTTTTCGGAAAGTGATAATTTATCTGCATTTTTAGGTTTAATCGCTAAAAATACCTTACCAAATTCAGGAGGTTCCGCTTCTTCACCACCATAACAAGCGATTGAAGCTACATTTGGGTAAATATTTGGAATAATTGCTTCATAATCCTGTGTTGAGACTGCTCTACCAAACGCAGAATAGAATTTTGGAGCTGAAAACTTGATTGCTTCCGTAGTTTCTGCATCTTTACCGCCTTCTGGACGCTCAACTAGCGTAATTGTTATACCAGAGGTCACGGATTGAGCTTCATCGTTGATAAATGTTCCAATATTTTCAAATTGGAGCAATCCATTCGCTCCAGAACCACTAGAAGTGGTGTAAGTAGCACTAACTACGTCTCCATTTAACAAATCTCTACCAACAATACCGTCTCCGAACATAATTTCGGGTCTTCCATACTCAGATTCTTCCAAAAAGAAGACTTTTGATGTAGAATCTATCTTTGTAATGTCTGTTGCTTGCAAATAACGCTCTGTAACAGTTCCAGAAGTTACTAAAACTCGTAAAGTAGAGGTATCTGCTCGATCATTTGTTAAAATAAAACGTTGTCTTTCAGAAGTATTACGTACAAATGTGTCTGTAAGGAAATTTCCTTCAAATAATTCAGTATTAGAAAACGTTGCAATTCCTGTTCCGCTATCCACAGTCTGAATTACGTCCTGTCCAATAGAAAAAACAAAGTTATTATTATCTAAACCTGTAAAATTAACTACCAATCCTTTCTGTAAAGTAATTCTAGTAGGATATCCTTTGGTAATTACGCCTTGTGCGTTAGTTGTAACCTGTGTTTGTACTGCAATATTAACAACACACTTACTAGAACGTGCAGAACGAGGTGTATAACCAAGCATCCTTGCTAGTTTTACGACATTTTCACGCAAAACTGCCGTTTCTAGGAACCCTTCATTGACTGCAAGGTTAGCATTAACCGCTGTATAGTAAGTATTGTATGCAAGAGTATCTAAAAGCACCGTCATAGACGATCCTTCAAAGTCATAATCGCTAAACTGTGATTGTGATTTTAGATAATCTTTAATTTGTGCCTTGATTTCGTTAAATTCTAAGGCATTTACCTGTTGAAATGACATTATGGTTTCAATGCAAGCTCGAGTGAATCTACTGTAGGAGGTATACCTAAGATTACATAACGAATTGATACATCTAAGTTGTTACGATCCTCTGTCCATTTAACTTTAGTTTCTAAATGAACAACCCTTGGTTCGTAAATGTTAATTGTATCTGCAATTCTATCCTGTAAGTCTGTCTGTAATGAGGGACTAGCATTCTCAAATAATAGTCCAATGATATTACCGCCAAATTTAGGATCAAAAGGTTTCTCGTAAAAATTATACAATATGATATTTCTTACAGATTCCTTTATGGCTGCTTCGTTCTTCAGTGACAAAACATCGTTTGTTACTGCATTCTTTTCAAATGTCAACGAAAAGTCTCTAAACGACTTTGATTTAATCGCCATTTATATGACAAAGTTTACCTTCAGATATATTTATACTTCTTTTTTAACATTCTTTACCTTCCTATCAGATCTAGGATCAGTAATTAAATATCTGCAGTATTCATTGCCATGATCGTAGAAGTGATCAGACATATCTACGGGTATATTTGCGTTCCTTTTTCCGTCTACGATTCTATTTGCCTTGGCCACGATACCTCTTTCTTGCTTTGTTACGAGAGGTAGCACTATACTTAGTATGCTGTCCTCTACCTTGTCTTGTTTTCTTTGGTCTTGCTTCGATTGTTGGAAGACCCATTGCATATCTAGTTGCCATAATTTAACCTGCGAATACGTTTGATGAACCTGCTGCAACACTTGTACATGTTGCATCTCCTACTCTACCACATCCTTTGCCATTTACAAAGACTGTGCTACTACCACTTCCTATGGCTGCACTGTGAGGAGGGCACGGTGAGCCTGGTAATAGGTGTGTGGTGTTCTTATCTCCTTGTCTGGATATAGGAATACCATTACAGAAGACGTTACCTGAACCCTGTGCTCTGGACATTCCAGAACAATGGGCTACATCTGCGTCTCCTACTCGTGTTACTGCTGGCATTTTAATAATAATCTGAAATAAAGGAACGTATACCTTCCCACTCATTATATATCTTTAATTCAAGTGTGAAGGATGCGGGTGCTTGGGCAGTCAGGTTCCCTACAGGACCACTCTCCCATTGTACCGTTACGGTGAAAGTTTCAGTTGTGTACGATGTATTGTCCTGATTGAGGTCAAACATTACCTTATCTGGGGGCATGTTAACCAGTCGCTGAACTGTCACAGGGGTAGATGTCTTATCTGATTCTCCTTGCTCCACATACTTAAATTCGTCTACAAAAGGATCTTCTATTGAACCAGTAATTGATACAGATGTACTACCAGGTGTAATTACTAGGTCAGGTTGTGTTCCAGCTACAGTTGCAGTAACATTAGTTACATTACATACATTAGGTGAAGCAACCGAACAAGAAGCACTCACTGTCTGGTTCATTGCAAAGTTAGGTCTAGTTAAATCCGTAAGGAACGTTGCTGTTCCATCAGGAGTGATGGTTACTGCCATATGCTTCTGTTAGTAATCCGTTCTTTATTGCTATATTATACATTATACTATGAATGGTCATATCGTATGCGGTCGTCCATGGTTGTGTCTTCTCATTCTCTATCCAACACTGAAGACTTCCATATTGTGCTTTTGGTATGTCGTCTCTAAACCATGAATCGTACTCGAATTCGTATTTGCTCATTTGCGTTCTCTTGTCATTAACTCGTGCAAGTACTCGCTATATTTTGCCATCTCCATATGATCATTTACACTATGGGGTGGTTCTGGAGGGGTAGGAGCAAACTTAATCAGATGGTCGAAAGAGGGAGGTATATCCCTTACCCTCGACAGTTTTATGATTTCATCGTTATCTCGGATAACGAATTCTCCTTCTAGTGCTTCCAGTCCTATCATGGCTTGTACTTCCTATGAGTTATATTTAGAGACCAACGACGCGATTTTTGCCCTTTGGTTAGGATTCGCGATTTTTTACCAGTTTGTATCCTCTGACTCAGACAACTCAGAAACAGTCTCTGTGCACTTCTGAAGTTCCTCTTCCTCTCTGATCAAGCGTGTCTCATGGTCGCATACAACATCGACGAGCTTCTCATATTCCTCATGACCAGGTCGTCTCATCATAAGATTACTCACAGCACCTTCAAGTTTAGTGAGTCTAGCGAGAAGTTCTTCGTTTGATAAATGAGAGTTCATAATTTGTAAAGATCGTATGGTGGGTTTTTACTTTACTTTCAAGGTAATCGACTATACCTTTTAATCTATCTACTTCCTCGTTGAGTGCTTCTATCCTATTGACATAATACTCTTCGAGTGTTTTTCTACCATGCTCTGAATAGTAGATATGCGGTTGTTGTTTGCAATCGCCTGACATGTATCCTCCTATTGTTGTTTAATATCGAAATGCCACTTGATATGCTTGATGTAATCAAACGTATCCCCTATATCCTTATCACAATCTATCTCATACTTCCTATCACAAAGAAACTTACGAAGATCGTAGATACTGTCATACGTACCTACTTGATCGAAATGTTCGTTGAATAATACGTATTGCATAGAAAAGGGAGAGTGGTATATAGTATATATTATATCAGAGTATCAACACATTGTCAATAACATAGATACCCTCTAATGTTGTAAGGTAACCCATCTAGTTCTATCATACTATACCTCGACTGTGGAACTAGTTGAGATATATCCTTGTCTATCTTCTGAGACATGTACTTTGCTATCTTTCCTTTCTTCCACTTGGTGTATGCTTCCTTCTGAGTCCATAGATCATAGAAGACATGCATGTTATCAGTAATCTCATCCTTATGGAAGTAACGTCTTGAAATATCTTCAAACCTTCTATATCTCATGTACTCTATATCAACTCCGACTTCTTTGAAACCCACTGCAACTACTGTACAATGGTTAGTGTCTGATTTATTCCAATACATTTTCACAGGTTCTTTGCAACTCAGAGGAACTCTGCAGAGAAACATTCTTAGGGCGAGTTTTACATCTGAGGTCAGATAAACGCTCGCTACTTCATCGGAGTATATGGGTTTCACTCTGGGCAGTCTCTAACCGTTCCTGTGGATTCTGCCTTCTCCATAACCTGATACTGTATCGCAGTTACGTCCCATGCCATATCGTTGACACGTTTCTGGGCAGCATACTCATCTTCTGCTGATACTCTGATCCACTGCTTATATGTTACTGTGGTCTCTACGTCGAATGTTTTCATTGGGAAAAATTTTTTGAAAAATTATTTATTTTATATCACGCTCGCTCATGCAAGACTTTATAGCTTAGAAAGCGTATGGATGTTAAGCTTAGCAGGCGGATATAAAAAACCCCCCAAGGGGGGGCAAGTGCTTTAACCTATCGGTGCGTCCTTAGGGAATAGTCTCCCATCGTCTTCTACCTCTTCGCCCTCTTCGTCGAAGGTGATAACGACGAAGTGGTCACGTATGAACTTGTCATTGAGTAGGAGGTCGTATGTTTCGTTGTTCATTACTTAACCTCCATCCACTTGAACTCAGAGATGCTACCGCACTTCCAAATTGTGATTGCTTCGCCTAGCAATTCTGCCTGTCTCTCTGCGTGACGCTTTGCGTCTGCGAAGTGGTCAGCGTGGAATACGTCTGCCCAGATCTTAACTTCGTTTCCGTAGTGTGAAGGTTGGATTGCCCAAGTAGTCATGTTTGCTCCTTTGTGGTATGTATTCATTATAGCAGTACATACAATAGAGTCGATGCTATTGTATGCGTATTGAAACATTTGTTTACAGTTCATCCATCATCTCCATCATCTCGTCATAGTCTGCTTCTGTCCACTTTGCCCCGTCTGGAGTCTTATTCATGCCTAGATCTTGCATGCATATGATAAAGTCGAACCATGAGTCGCAGTCCCTTGCTATGTTGTAGAGTCCCTCGTCACCGCCAACCCATAGGGCACAGTTCCAAGTCGTCCAGTCTGACCAACCATTGTACTCTGTGCGAGGTGTGTCTGTGAGGTTGATTGATTGCTGAAAAGTCATAAATGCTTTAATCTGATTTGATTCTATTATAAAGGAAAAACTGCCCCCAAACACTACAATGGGGACAGTTTGTGAAGTGGTCGAGTCGGAGGTTCGATTTAAAAAGCATGTTCCTCTGGGGTCGCTTACCCGTGCCCGACTCAGCTGGATGGGACTTACATAGATTGATATCCTTTAAACGCATGGACTCTCACCATGCCCAATCAATGCCCAAGGCACCTAGTGCCTATCTGATATGTACCAGATCCCGTAGCGGTTGATTTCTTGAGGTTCAAAATTCCTTGATGCCATCGCGTCAAGTGCTGCCTTTACGGTTGGATCTTGCATTGCGGTTTTGTTCATTAGAACTCTTCCGTTGTACATTGGTGTTAGGTCTTTGTTGAACATAGATTGAAATCCTGTTTTGTATATCCTTATTATAAAGGATCATCGGTTGAGGTCTGCACATTTGTAATAAAACGTTACGCTCCCAATAGTACAGCGGTGAAAGTAAGCACGTAAAGAAAGATCTTATACACTGGGTGAAGGACCTTTTCCTTTGGTTTTGATTTGGTCATGTAAGTACGAATTGCGGATTATCTGTGGTAGAATATAAAATGCAGTCTTGATTGAATTGCTTCTTATACCGTGATCCGATTGCTTGCAGTGCGGTGATAACGTTTAGGTCATCAGTCTGCACTGAAATAATCATGCACTGTTCCAATTCACCCTTATAAATTCCCGTCCCCTCGGTCACTGTCGCATACTCAAGAGATGTACAGACTTCGTTCTTGAGGAACTCGATCCACATCTGATTCGTTACGGTACCGCTGTTAGGAATGTTTCTACCTAGGGTGATTGAGTGAGTTTGCATTAATGCATCCGTCTTAACTGATTCCATTATAAGGGACGCTGCATACGATATCCCGACTCAGTGTGACAGTTATTTTAGTTGCACATTGACTCGTTGACTCTGGGAATCGATCCCTTATAATAGAAGAGTAAACAACAAAAGAACTAAAATGATTCTTAGACAAATCGGTAGCAACCAAACCGAAATCAGTTTCAACAATGGCACTACGTTATTTTTCTCATATGAAACACCTGTTGCAGGTCACACTCTCGTTGATGGTTATTTCAAAACTGATGCCTACTATTCTCGAACAACTAGCAAGCACATCAACCAGTATTTGAAACACGCTGACACATACGTTAAGACTGTTACAAATGATTACATTGTTAGTCTATGCCACCCTGAAGGATTGGGGGCATAGTATAATAAGGATATGGAAAACAAAGACACACAATGGTTAAGAACCATCACAATGACTGAACCAGAAGAGTCAGTCCTCGTTGAGATGATGTCATTTTTCAACGATATGGGTTGGATAAACGACTCCACCCAAGCAGATTATGACTCACTATGTGAGAAAATCGCTGAACCTAGTCCGTTCGATTACGAACCAATTAATCCTAAAAGGTAATTATTATGTCAACACTACATCATGAAGAAATCCTCTGGTCTATCTACTACGAGGTTATGCAAGAATTCCCAACACTTACAGAGGATCAGCATATAGAAATCGCTAACAAGAGATTCGACGAGGTGTGTATCTAATGCCGAATCATTGCCACAATCGAGTCACATTCTACAGTGACGACTCAACAGCGATCCTAAAACTACACAAGATTTTCTTAAAAGGGATCGAGACTGATGACAACACTGAACCAAACGACTCAGTGTTTGGATCATTCATCCCCGAACCTGATTGGACTAAAATTCCATTGAATGAAGAAACAGTCCAAGAGTATTCATTCTCTAAACCTAGAGGTGAATTAGGTGAGTGTCCAAAACTCATTATAGACAAAGAGAAACCATTTAGAAGTGGTTTACGTTTTGAATCAACTGACGTTATGGATGATCGGTGGTATAACTGGCGTGTCCATAACTGGGGAACTAAGTGGGATGCTTACACTATGGAAATAGATGATACAGATATGCCACACGGATTCGAGGTGCAATTTGAAACAGCGTGGAGTCCACCCGAAGAAGTCTGTTATGCTATTAAAGAACAGTATGACGATCTAAGTATTAGTTGGTTCTATGATGAACCAGGTTGTGAACTAGCGGGTTATCTGTAATGGATAGGGCATTATTAACCGAACTCAAAGAGTTCCTCGCTGAGAGAATGGTGGATAATATGTCCACCGAAGACCTCGCACAATATGTACAAGACGACCTATTCCAGTATTTCGACAAACAAGGGGAACATGATTTCCTAGAAGAAGCAGAGAATTACTGGGGTGAACATCTCGGTGAAGTTATCGACGAGATTCAGGACTATATGAAGTGCGACTTCAAGAAAAAGAAAGTGTAAACAATTGTTTCAATATGCTCACTTATGCTCTAAGTGGGCATATTATCGACTATAATAAAAGAGTACAAACGAAATTCATTCATTTTTAGATTATGCAATTCCTTTACGTAGACATCACAGATTATCCAGTAACACGAGAGGGTATTTACCAAGCGTGTTATGATGAAGTAGTTGCTGAAGCAACCGATACTGGAGATCTACCTATGTACGGTCAACAGATGCTGAACCAATCAGCACAATGGAAATTCGACGATTTCATGAACGACATCTCAAGACTAGTGGGGGTTCAGTAATGAATAGTTCATTTAACGACTTCATAGAATACTGCAAGTCATTCTATGGTTATGGCGGTCTATATGACCAAGGTAGATCTAGAGAGCAGATCGCTTACGCTACATGCATCTACCTTGATGCAATCGCACATTATGACAGCGACGTTTACTCTTGGGGCGATGGCGATAGTCTCGACAGAGAGCGAGTAAGAGACATCATGAACCAGATTTACGATGGCGGTTACAACCCGTTTGCATACCTTGAAAAGGAGGTGGCATGAGTTACACTCTTAAACATTCTAAGATCATCGGCATGTCCGATGATCAACTTAGGGCAATCATCAAGAACGATGACCCAGATTGTGAAACTCATGACATGATCGAAAAAGAACTTTACTACCGCGAACAAAGGAGGATTTTAATTGACTAAGATTAACGTTTCAAAACTCTATGATGATTTCACAGAGTTAGGGTGGGACTATTCATGTGGTCGCATGTCTAGGTCTGCTATGCAATACTACGATGAGATCGCAATCAACCTTGGCATATTGCAGAGGGGCGAACATTGGAATGAGGATTGCTACAAAGACGCAAACGGGGACTGGTAATGAAATTTCTAGTAACCGATATCGAATTTGATTTCGATGAAATAGGGGATGGAAACCCTGAGTGGCAATTAACAGATGATGAACAAATTGAAATCCGTGATCAACATCTCGGTGTCTGGGAAGCAGACGATGACGATGACATGATCGACGAGATCACTACAGCATCAGGTTATTGCATTAGAAACATTTATTACGACATTCAATTAAAATGAATCAGCTGAGCATTTCTGACAAAGTAAGGGACGAGGAGGGACTCGAATGGTGGGTGCTCTCTCTGTTCCCTGAGATCAATTCTGTGGTATGCATCACGACAAATGAGGATAGGTTTGACCGCAAGGCATTTCGTCCAGAGGAATTGACAATTATATAACTGTCACGAGGGGACGTAGTAACATAGTCCCTCTGTGATATAATACTGACAGAGTTTCTCGAATTCGGGATGTTCTGTCAGTTTTTCTGTGTCTAATAAGTATTGTACCAAATCAACACTTTCCTCCCAACTGAGAGTTCTTTCCTCTTTTGCTTTTTTTAATAGGTTTTGGTAAATGTTCAAATTAATCCTCCAAGTACTCTTGTTTGACCTTGAATCTCTTATTATTAGAGATCTCTTGAAGAAATCCAGAACTCTCAAGTTCTTCATACTCTGTGAGTTCTTTCTTCTTTTGGCTAAAAGAACCCCTTTTGTTCTTTTTCCCGTAATCCCATGACTTTGCCATGTTTTGTACCTTTTGTCTAGTTAAATGGTTTTTGAACTAAGTCGCCACTTTTCAAAGAACTGTTATAAAATGCTCCAAGTGACAGAGAAGTAGGATCTTCAACAAAACCATTCAGCTTGGCTAAAAGAGTCTTGTTTGCAGGTTTCCATTCATACTCGTAGGTTTTCTCGTTTCCTGAGAAATTGATGAAAACCTTGGAGCCTTGCACGACTATCTTATCTATAGCCGAACTGAGTGCATCTATATCGAATGTGTGTTTTTTTGATGCCATGTAATTGTGTTGTATACTAGTAATTATAGTCCATTCCGAGTGTTTTTGCAAGCTTTGAGGACACTTTGAGAACTGGCACAGAAGTGGTTGACATCTCGTGCATCGCTCGCTAAGCTGACAGAACCAGAACACGCAACTATCTTTTTTTAAACGTTTCTTAAATCTAGGTAAATTCTACTTAGATTACCTATAGAATACCTGCTCCCTTACGGAATATGTCAAAAATCAACGAAATACGGTCTGAATCACCCATATTTTGTACTTTATGACGTGCGGAACTCTGAAATATTAAGAGCTTACCCTCCGTAAGTGGTCTGTACTCACTCTGAACAGATAACGTACAGATTGAGGAGACAAATGGAAGTTGACATCGAAACCTCCGAGTAAACTTGTTAGGATCAGGGTCATAATGCTCTCCTAACCTAGCATCTGGTGCTAATTTGACCATACCAACATACTTTGTCTCTCCTAACCATAACATAGTCTTCCTTAACTTGGGTAATAGGTTAGTATTTCTAGTATACTGTTGGTCATTATAGAACAATGGTGCTATACTCCACTTGGATGATGACGTTGCTATTGGTGCAGTATTAAATGCTGAACCATCTATCTCATGTCCTTGTGAACTATATTTGATAGTACGTTCTTGATAGTCAGTGAAATCTCTCCACTCAATCTCATTAGAATGTGCATCCCACTCTTCTTTGAGAGTAGGATATACTTTCTCTAGTCCATTGAGTTTGGTGTTCTCTACTTCATCTGGTGTATAGAAGTAACTCACGTCTAGTATACTGTTCTTTTATACTTTGTGTTCTTTCTGATAGCACGTTCATCTGCTATGTCTTTCTCCTCGCCTTCTGCCCACTCAGTACAATATGCATATACAAACTCGACTGGTAAGTCGGACTGTATAAGTTTCTTGTAGCACTTCTGGCGACGTTCTTGGATTCTATTATCCATAAGGCGATACCACTTTGTCTCCTTTGCGTGGATATGCTGCCACTTCTGGATCAGGATCTAACCACTTGACATACTCTCTGTCCTCAATACAACAATCTAGTTGTGCTTGACTATCAAGATAGTACATGTCATAGTATCTCTTGTTTAGATCATTCCACTTTTGGATACGGAAGTCTGGTGCTCCGTTCTCCTCTAGTAATCCCTTTTGCACGAAGCGGTAGGGATATCTCTCTAGAATTACTTCTGTTTTCATTTGACATTCCTCCTGTCCTTATTTAATGGCGATCCAAAATAATCGCGATTCGCAACGTAGAGCACTGCGAGTGCTGTGAATATACCAAAGAAACCAATAATAAGTATCGGTGAATGTGGGAAATCATAAAAGGGGACGTTGTTCATCTAGATACTCCGAGTTTTAATAATGTTTTGTTAGTTGTACCATACTGTGAGTATAGTTTGGCATCTGAAATTGCCTGTTGGTCATTCTTGAAAGGACCATACTTTGTGGGACTATCTGCATAGTTCCAAAATACTCCTTTACGTCGTGGTTGTAGTTCCACAACGATGTCACGTTTGAGTGCTTGAAATTGAACCTTTTTAGTTCTTGCCATTTGTGTTTCTGGGGATGATTGAAGTCCATTCGGACGGATATACTAAAATATTAACTTCCCTAACACCGTGCATAGTGTTCTTATCTTCCTTGCGGTTGATACACACTACGATATAGTGAGAGCATACGAAAGTCACATAACTTTCATGCCACTCCTTGTATGATACTAGATCACCGACATTAAACTTAGTTTGTTGGGGCATCTAATCATTACCGAAACCATTACCACTATTTAAGTACTTACGTTGATCGTATAGATCACGTAAACTACGTTTTAAATGACGGATCTCGTCCTCTGTATATGCAAATGGGTCTTGCTCTGCAACTTTGAGTGCTTTTTTAGCACCATTGATTAGTCGAGTACATTGACTCACCGTTGACACGTACATAGATTCAGATCCTGGTCGAAGTTTCATATTACCATTATAGCAAGTCCATGTCCTTCTGGGTAGCCCCATGTGACACCTTGCTAAGTGGTCTACCATCGAGTAATGCATCAATGATAGGTGCTAACCTATACTTGAAGAACTCGAAGTACTCATCAATAGTAAATGGTAGTTCATCATTGAACCATCTGTATAAATCAGATACTCCAAAGATGCTTATGCCTAGATTTGTATATTCTCTCGCTATCTCTATTGGTATGTCTCTCTTCACTGGTACGAAGTAACCACTCTGAACGTTGATGATGTCATGCTGCTCTTCAAGTGCATTTGCAATATCATGTATCTTCTGGTTAGATGCTCTCACTTTCTCAGTATCAAAGTTGACGTTACACTTACTCTCTAGGTACATATGTGATGCATACATGAGATCAGGTATAGTGAAGAAGTGATCTATCTGTCTTGTTCTACCATTGACATCTACACGATCACTGTCCTCTATCATATTTGTTGTATTGTCCATGTCAGATAATACTGTGTTCCAAAACTTCTCTAGTCTTGCACCAATAGTAATGGATACACTCTGTGTTGATGGACGTGCTTCTAATCCACATGCTTCAAGTATGAATGAATCAGTAGTCTTTGGTTGTATACTCTCAATGAGTGGTAGCAATGTTGCTTCTAGGTATTCAGTGGATGATAACATGGTCAAAACTGTAAGTAGGAATTTCTCTAATGAATATACAATTATATCCTTTCTCTTTCTTAATGACTTCAATATTATAATCTCTCTGCATCTCATAGTCAACAAGACATATTGCTTCATCAGGATTAAACTGTTCAAGTTGTTGAATGAGTTGTCTGACGAGCATTGTAATTGCTTAACTAATAATATTATACAATAAAAAAGAGGGTTTTGCAACCCTCTGTATATGTTATTAAACTGGCATACTATGCATTGTATCTTGGGAATTCTGCTGTACGATAGATACCATTCTCTACCTTACCAGATTTAACCTTACGTGATTCTGGGTTAGAGATAAGGATTGCTCTCCTCATAGGATCGCTTTCTCTTAAACACTCATCATCCCACACACCATTCTCATGTGCCCACTTGTTAGAAATAGTCTCATATGCATCATGAGTATTGTATTCTTGTAAGAACCTATGAGCAATTTTATAGTGTGTGTTACCACCAGCAGTGTTAGCAGTATAGAACTGAATTGCCTTCTTGTGTGCTTCAGTTGTTAACCACTCTTGGAAGTCATCTTTCTGCTGTTGAGTTAATCTCTTGCAGTTCTTGTTTCTTCCAACACTGATAAGGACGAGTAATGTGGTCAATCCATGGATGAGATCATCACGATACTTGAACTTAGTAACTATCTCGTTACCATCATCATCCTTAACTGATGTTTTAGGTGGTGTACCCCATGTACCACGGATATAGTTAACTGCTCTGACTATCTCAGATTTAAAGTCAACATCCTTATTGTCGAACTGTTTGACACACTTGTCAAAACGTGCTGCACCTGCTGATGCTAAACTATCACCATCAAGATCACCTAATCCATCAACCTGTAAGTTACATGTCAATAGATTGTTATGGAATCTCACTGCATCATGGTCATCGAAACATAAACCTGCACGATACTTATCAATTAGTGTTGGGTTTTTACGTGCTGTGTTGTATGCATGGAAGAGTTCTCCTTCTACTTTGATACACTCATCAAGAGGTCTGTCCTCTGGGTGATAGAGTACATTGCACTTAATCTTTTCCACATCACCACTATAAATGGCAAGACCCGCAGTATGTTGTCCATCAATGACTAGTTTATGACCTCCTAATTGCTTAGGTCTAACTGCCACGACAACATCACGTACGAGTTGTGGGTTATACATCTTGTAACTGTTAAGTGCAGTTACGGAAAATTGTCTCTGATAAAACTCAGATATTGATAGAGTAGACGGATCTAACTCTTCTTCTACTAAAGCTTGGGTGTTTTTGATTCCTTTCTTTAGTTTTGGGAACTTATTCTCACGCTCAAGTTCATCTATAAGATTTCTTAAGTTGACAATACGATCCTGCTGTTTCAAATAGCTTGAACTCATGATCTTTTTAATTGTTATAGGGGATAATCCTTATGACACTCTCAGTTGCTGCCGAGAGGTTAGGGTGCGAGAAACAAAATACCCGAAGGCATCTGTTTCCCTATTAGTAAGTTATCATACTATTATGCTGCTGTCAAGTCATTGTTACAAATCTCTAACAAATTAGGTTGTGCAACATAATGAAGTGTCATATCAGTATCATAATTTGTGACATACATGTGCGATACTGAAGCATTGGCATGGTTCTTATTCTTACCGAACCGTTGTCCATAACTAAATGGTTTAATTATTATATTAAAATCTTTTAGTTTCTCTTTATAGTAATCACACTCAGTATGAATAAACAACCATTTAGTTTGAGTATGGATCATCCGATGCACTAAGTTATCATGTAGATCACCGCCATCACCTTCTGTGTATCCTAACCTATCACGATATGGTGGATCAATAAAGATCCAGTCATCATGTGATGCATAATCAAATGCATCATGAAATCCATGAAGTATCAAACAGTTCTTTAGATACTTCATGTGATTCCAATCTAGGTTACAGGCAAACTTCTTGTAATGTCCGAAGGGTACATTGAATTTACCATCGTTATTGTATCTCTCCATACCAGAGAAACATAACTGTCTTACTGTGATGTATGAAATAGCATATGTGTATGCATCACGTTCTTCCCCATTAATATAATCTCTTGCTTTATAATACTCTTTCTCTAGATCATTATGCTCTAGTGTTTTCAACCAACTCACATGTGAGAATATCTCATGAAATATACTTGGTTGTTGAACCATACAATACAAGTTGATCAATGCTTCATTGATATCACATAGTATTGCAGGTTTTTCATATGCAAATGATACCGCTGCACCACCAGCGAATGGTTCAATGATTCTATCGAACTGTGTAGGTGCTAACTTTTTAATTATTGGTAACTCTCTTGTCTTACCGCCTTGATATTTAATAATAGGTTTCATTTAAACTTAGGTCCTGCATACCATCCAACTAAGGATATTCGTTTACCACTCTTAATTGGTCTTACTCTATGTAATGTATCACTTGGGAATATTATAACATCACCCATGTCCATTTTAAAGTTACGTTCTAAAGTTCCCACTCTTAAATCCAGTTCACCACCATCATATTCATCTTTAGATGATAGGCATAGACTAATACTTAGTTTCCTGTAATGATTTGGATTGAATGCTGATTGAAGGGGACCATCAATGTGCCAATCATAGCAATCTCCTTCCTCATCATATATTGTGTATTGTATATCAGATCCCCAACTAACTAAATCAAACTCAAATGATTCTATATTAGCACAATTTATGAAGTGTGCCATCATACCACTGATCCAGTTGTCTGTATGTAACCATGACACTTTACTTGATCGTACCTCAGGATATCCTGATCTAAGACTATCTGATCTCTCATCAGTTTCATCGCCAGTTGTACCTTTAATTACTACAACCTTATCCATCTGTTTACGAATCACCTGACATACATCAGCATCTATACCACTTGGTATAGAATAGATGTCAATCCATTTACTCATTTACGTTTCTTTCTTAGTTTATCTACTAGATTACGAGCACTCTGCTCATTTCTGCAATACTTTATTATAGCACCATTATGCACTAAAGCCAACTTCTTACCACCTGCAGGTATAGCATAATATCCATCTCTTGTAGCAAAACCATACTTAGCATCTTTATAAAAGTTGTAGATGCTATTTAATTCTCTTTGCTCTGGTGTCATGCTTAAATAAATGGATTTTTGTTTAGTTTGCCTTGTGGTCGTTTCATAAGATTACCTGATACAACCACACGATTATGATCAAAGCAAGTGTGTGGGCACACATAATGCTTTGCATCTGCATCGAACACATGCAAACTACCTACCCTTGGGTAGATTCTCTCATGTTGCAACCATGGTCTCTCTAAATTGGGGAAGCTTATCGGATTGCAAGATATACAGGCATCCAGATACCACACAAAAGACCAATCAAAATCAGAATGGTTATGAGTTTCTGCATAATCGCCACGTCCATAGGACGCAACCCAAAGATCTTGAATTTTGTGGTTCGGGTAGAGGACATGAATTTGTCGGCAAAAGTCAGGGAAACACTCAGATACATTCCAATCGGTTAAATCTGCTTGTACAGGTCTATCGTCACGACGATACCAATCGAGACTATCGAGTATCTCATCTGTATTTACTGGTGGTTTAACGTAAAACGTCTCAATCTTTAAGATTTGCTTCATATTTTCTATAGGAATCATACAATTCCTTCTCTGTCCCATATGCTTCTACCTCCCATGGTTCATCCATGTAGGCAGTTTCTGGTGGTATGACCTTACCATGCCACTTGTTGACACTACGACATAATCGTGTATCATATCTCACTTGGTGAGTACCACGAATACGTTGCTCGAAGTGTACTAACTCATGAAATAATGTGGTAAGGTATTGTTCTTTGTTATCTAGACGGTTTTCCATCTCGATCTCAAAGTATCTAGGTTTTGATTGTGCACCTACTGTGATACATGCACCATCATCCTCTGGCCACAACCGCTTATCAATTACATGGATAAACGTGTTGAAGCGATTGAGTTTACGATGTTGTATGAACCACTCGATTGCAGCACGAGTGATCCGCTTGCGATTGCGATACCCGCCAAACGTAACATAACAAGACATACCTGAGTTCCCCAATGTAGAAAGTTGATGAATGAGAAAATGAAGAGGAGTTTCTCTGCTCCTGTTAATTCTTTAGCGTCCATTTAATAATACCTCTAGTTTAGCATAGGTAGCACCTCTACCCTCTGCCTTTGTGTCATTCTGCATAAGTGACTGGAAATACCTTAGTTCACTCTTTGAAAATGGTGATTCGTATCTCTTTGACATAGTTAAATGGTCTGGTGTGATGATTACTTCCATAGTATAGCAGGTAATTGGGATGGAATGCTGTCTATTCGGTCAGTTTGTAAACTGGCATAGTCCTCGTGCAATTCGCAACCAATGTAGTTACGATTGTGTTTACGAGCAACCATAGCAGTAGTTCCTGATCCCATGAATGGATCTAAAACTACATCACCCTCACCGCTGCCTGCCAAGATACATGGTTCAATGAGGTCTGGGGGGAACACTGCAAAATGTGCTCCTTTGTACGGTTTATTTGTAACTGTCCATACTGAACGTTTATTCTTTGTGGTGTATGACTTCTCAAGACCACTATGTGGCTGTAACCCTGTGCCTTCATTATGATATTTCCCTTTAGATCTATCTCTCGTTCCCCAGTCTTGCTTGACTGGTTCTTTAATTGCTTCATTGTCATAATAATAGTTTTTGCTTTTGCTCAATAAAAATATGTACTCATGTGCTTTGGTACATCTATCCTTAACCGATTCTGGCATAGGATTTGGTTTGTGCCATATTATATCCTGTCTCAACCACCATCCATCTGCACGTAATGCAAATGCTAACATCCATGGGATGCCAATCAAATCCTTACTCTTTAGTCCTTGTAGTTTGTTACCACGAACAGGTGAGAAGTCTGGTAGGTCTTGTTTAGATTTAGAAACTGTCTGTTTTGGATAGTTTCCATCGGATCTATAGTTATAATAGGTATCTCCTATATTAAGCCACAACGTACCATCATCTGTCAACACATCACGTACACTTCTAAAAACGTCCACTAACTGTGCAATATATTCCTCTGGTGTTGATTCCATTCCAATTTGATTGTCTTCATTACCATAGTTACGTAAACCATAGTAAGGAGGAGAGGTCACACACATTCGTGCTTTAGTATCAAGTGTCTTTAATGTTTCTCGGCAGTCACCGAACAGTATCTTATTCATAACCAATTTGGTTTTCTGGATGGGTCACGAAGATAATTAGATGCAACCCAAGGTTTGCTGCCAATGTAATTCTTGTAAGCAGTAAAAGTACTAATGCTTGTGTCAAATTTAAACTGTTCGGGCATGGCTCGGGTATAGCTCGTAGGGAAATCATCGTGATGGGGGAATGTATTGTTAACGTACTCGATACTAGATTGACAACTGTGAACCTTATTGTATCTGTGAGTATACTCTGCACACAATGCAAGACCATGATTGATTAACCATGTCCAATGTGATTGTGCCCAGATAGTGCATGGGTGATTCCTGAATGCACCTTTGTCTGTCTTGTATGGTGTACCATCTAACTTAGGTACAATACCAAAACCATGACCCCATTTGTCACTACCAACAATGGATAGCATTTGACATGTTTCCAATGGCATTTTGACAATATGCTTGTCAGGTAAGCACTGTGCTGATACTATTGGATCTGGATCGGTAACAAAAATGTTCATGGTCTAATGATAGCAACAAATTATTGCTCTGTCAATTCGTAGTGTGGTCTTTCGTAATGGTCATTCCAATGACGTATATTTCCACCCACGATAAAACAGTTGGTGATAATCAATTGGAGGAATATAAAGGTTCTTATGATTGCAACGAAGTCTGCTTCCTTATCAGATTTACCAGACTTATCACCGAGTGCTTTTGCCCATATCCTCCATAGTTTCCTCATTTCTTTTTCTTTTTCTTTTTACTTGGTTTGAATACACCAAGAGATCTGAGGATGAACAGACTTGTTACTGTCCAAAATACTACATACCATCCATTCATAAGTTATGCGAAGTTAAGAGCAATTGTAACACGATCTCCTTCAAATGTCGAGGGGGGAACCGAGTGTTGTAAATTTGATCTGAATATTATGACAGTTCCTTCTTGCGGAGGTGCTATCAAAGTATCCTGATTCAGTGGAGTTGGTTGCACTTTATTCTTAGGAGGTAACATCGCTCCCATATCAGGACGCTTGAAGTATGTGCCATTTGCTCCATTTGGTACCTTGACATAATATATTGCGGAGAATATATTGTAAGGATGCATGTGGAACTCTTGATATCTTCCACTTGAGTAAACATTATACCATGATTCTGTGCATTCATAAAGCTCATCACTACCATAGTAGAGTGCGAAGTCTTGTACGCAATCGGATATTCTGTTTATTAACGTACTAAACTCCAAATACTCCGTAAGGTCGGTGACATGAAAACAATTATCAGGTGACATTGCACCACTCATCCAATCTTTTGTATTACCTTCTTTGAATATCTTGCGGAGATCATACACTTTAGAGAGCACTTTTGCGTTCTCATCCGCATCTAATATACCTTGCTTTGCGTAAATCCCTACTGGAAATACATGTGATACATAATTATCAACTGGAGATACATTAACTGTCATCGTTTGCTTTAAATACTAATAGTTCATCACCACTCTGTACATCTTTCATCTCTGGATGCACTGTTCTCTGTGGTTTCCGTGGTTTATTCACATCTTCTAATACAGCACCTGTCATCTTCCACATAAATGCGAACGTTGCACCAACAACTGCTGCAAAACTAAGACCAAATATGAATATGGTTATGTCATTCATCGCCTTCTCCTCCTTTTTTTCTTTTTAAAGAACCTTTGATAGATAGGTCTGACCAAAAACAGATCTATCAACTCATATAAAAATACAAATCCTAAGAATACTACCATTCCTACTATAACTATGTACTCAACGAGTTTCATCATAGGTCTTCTAGTCTAGGTTCTACCCAATGATCTGTATTGTCAATACCTGCTGCTTTAACATAACGCATGATGTGATCATCTATTTGATGATATATGGGATGTAGATCTAAATCCATATTAATATCATGTGCTATCTGTGCCACTTGACTTTCAGTTAAGCAGTGGTCTGGATGCAACAAATCACAGGTTGGAATCCTGTGTTCTATTAGTTCATTAAGATTAAGTCTAATTTCGTAGTCTCTATATACTGGCATGTTTCTACTGTGCTAGAAGGGGTCAGAGACCCCTTGTGGGGTCTTAAACGTACTTGGTAGGTAATGTTGATCTGTCGTAAAGATAACCACCTGACCATGTGCAGTTGATTGGATTAAGGATATACTCTCTATCCTTGATGATTCTTAAGTCCCATCTTACTGGATACTTACCTGTTAGTGTTGGTGCATTATAACCTGCAGGCATATACACCTGACCTGTCTTCTTATCTATAAATGCATGAACACTGCTGTCCTTGTACTCTGTCTCGTGTCTGCCAAACTCTTGCATAACGATCTTGATGTACTTGCGACCTGTGTACTTAACAAATCTGTTTAGGTTAGCAGTACCTAGAGCGATCTTATCTAGTTGCTCCTTGTGATAGTCCTCAAATGATCTCTCATCTGCTAATTCTCTCTCATGCATTCTGATTGATTGATGCTTGAAGTTTAGATCTAATGCTGCACATAGATCGTCTGCCCAACCTTGTACTCTTTCTTCGAGTGTTGCAGGTGCGGTTGCTACTGTCATGTGTCTCCTGATGTGTATACTATAAGTATACAACATATTCTCTGCATATGCAACCTATGTGTACACTAATTTAAGTGTCTACTCATCCCAATCATCATCCCAGTCTATGCTATCATCAACTTCATTCCAATAACTATCGTAACAGTCCGCATCTTCCTCATCCCATATTGCAAGATGATGATTTAAAGTGCGTGTACCTTCCAGAGATTTGAATGCAATAGTAGAATCACACTCGTTCATGCAGAAACCACGCTTCAACCACTCTGTTAGTTCATGCTCTGGGTATGCATCTATCATCATAGTAACCAACTCTTCAAACTTATCACGTTCTAAGAGCTTGTATTCATTCCATGGTAGACCTACGTTCTCTTGCCAGTTGGGTGTGAACCCATCACGAAACTCCATCATCGCTCAAACACCTCAATCTTACCTTCAATATATTGGTGGATATAGTTGACTAATTCATCCTCTAGGTTCATTGGTTCGTTAGTAAATTCTATCAGATAACCTGGTTTTTCAAATTCTAGCACATCAAAATCATTTTTCAAGCGTCTAGGTGCACCCATTGGTAATTCTATGTTACCAAATGTAGCATTCTCCGTAGCGATGAATATAGAATCAGTGCTGATAGGCATAAAATGCATAGTACTATCCACTTTCTGCACATGTCTGCGTAAATTTGGTATAGTTTTGGCATCAGGATTGATACCAACACAGAGAGCACTACCACCTTCGGTCAATGATGTGAACCTAGTAATCCCAGATATACGAAAACTTACGTTAGTTCCTGGTTTATAACGTAAGTAATGCGGATGTCTTGCTGTTTCACTCATCCATATACCCTCAGTAAACAGTAAACATCTACTATGCATATAAAAATGGGTAAGAAATTCAGTAGGAATGTCCATCCAATCAGGTATGATCGTATTGACCATATCAATGTGCGGTTGTTTTATGTATGTCTTGTGTTCTTCTGGATCGTCACCAAAGAATTTGAAACCTTGGTCACATCCTCTATGATATAAAACTGTAAAATCCTCGAAAGAATCAGTTACAGTGTATGATTTACTCATCTATCAATAATTTCAATAAGTCCGTCTTCTACTTGTTGTAACCATGTCCTAGCAAATTCTGCAACATCAGGTTCTTCTCTTGTGAATTCAATTATTAATGTAGGTTTCTCTACTGTTATTTGAACTGTGTGATCAACTGATACTGGATATGGGAAATGCTGTATTAATTTCTGTTGATGAAACCAACAATCGTGCATTGGTACTATTATACTACCTTTTCCTGTTGGTGTAAAGGCTCCACTCTCCTCATAGAAATGCACTCTCCTGTTAGTGGCATGTAAATCTTCATAACCTTGACATGATGCGATACCATGTTCTTCTTGAGATACCATCCTTGCAAGACCACAGAATCTAAAATGAGTATATGCTCCGTTATGATAAAGCAATGATCGGTGTGCAGGTCTTAAACTGTCACTCTTCCATGTGCTTCCGAACATTACTGTTCTATGATGTACTTGTAAATACTTACCACATTCCCTTACTTCATCTTCATGAGCAGCAACTATACCTTTAGGATTATTATCAATATGCTCCTGTACCACATCACTCTGTGTGATTAGAGGTATTTCCTTAAATGGGTCAGGATCATTGCCAAATATTTTTTTACCTTGACGTGCATCAGTTGTACTGAATACAGTCATACCAAATTGTGTTATGCTTCTACCAAAAGAATAGTGTGCTATCCTTGAATCTTGTGTCTCTGCAAATTGATACATTTATTACCCCTCTGCATCTTCTTCTGCTAGTGCCTGTGTTAGTGCTTCAAATTGTAGATCAAAATCATCTTCATTGTAAACGTTAATCACCTGCGTTGCATTTATAGCATTTGCAATAGGATCAATTCCTTGTGGATTTGCTTTTGCTTTTGCTTCATGATGTTTCATTAATTCAATCATAGGAACTGATTGCTCTGTATCCATTATAGCATTGAGTGCAACCAAACTACCAGACATATCAGTCTCAACTAACTTGCTATTCTCTACTGCTTGATATACCACTTCAGCAATTTGAAATCTTAATGGAGTTACTTCTTCTGGATCCATGTTATCCAAATCCATCATGATAGGACCATACCACTCATCGTTCTTTAATAGTCCATCATTATAATATACCTCAAAAGATCTCTCTTCTGCGTTATAATTTGTGCATTTATATACTGGAGATACCTCAGCATCCAGTCTAAACTGCGGGTCAATATTTTCTATAGATTCAGTCATTAGTTTGTCTGGGGTCCCGTGATTGTTCCACTTACAATTTTATTTATGTTAGATACTCCATCAATTGCAGCACCTGCACTACCAGCAGAACCTGCAGTTCCTGATTTTGTTTGTCCATTTTGTCCAAAATTACCACCATTTCTACCATCTTGAGCGTTACAACTTTGGTTTCCACCACCACTTCCTGCACCACTTTGGTTTCCATTTTGACCATTTGGATCACCCGATCCACCTGACCCACCAGGATATCCAGCACCACCGCCACCTCCTCCACCTTGTTCTTGGGAGAAGTTTTGATATGTAACAGGGCATTGACTACCTTTCATACATGATTTCTGAGTGTTTTGGTTGTAGACGCATTGACCTCCACGGCCACCTCCACCTCCTCCACCACCGCCAGCAATCTGACCGTAGTTGACTAATAATACTTGTCCAGCTCCACTACCTCTAGCATATAATGCAGTTTGTCCATTAGCACCATTACCACCAGCAGCGTGTGACTGACTTCCATTTCCACCATTTCCACCTCTACCCATAATTCTTCTGTTGCCATATATGTGCAACACAACTCTAGAACCTGAAGGTAAGGTATCTATTCTTAAATTTCTTTGACTAGAGTTTACGTAAACAACACCAATTACAGGATCTGAACCACTCCAAGGACTCACAGTAGTTAGTGCAGTTGATAGACTCCAATAAGTATTTGTATTTGCTGATCCAGTGTATAGATCATCATTGCTACTATTTACAGAGGGATTAAGCATCCTATAATTATAGTTAGCTCCAGATCCTTGATTATTACTATTCAGATCAAACCGAAAACGATAGATGTCATACTTTCCTACCTCTCGCCATGTTCCACTATCTTTTACATATACTCTTTCTACTTCACGCCATGAGTTAGATTCTTTAGCCCAGACACGATCAGCATATCGCCATTCATCCTGATCCTTTACCATTACTAGTTTTCCCTGATCGCCAAGTTGATTAGCTACAGCGGAATTATAAGGAAGTGTCATAATTAATACCTATACCAAATATCTCCATTTGAACCACCCGAAGGTGAACTTTGACTTATATATCTTCTACCATATGCATTTGATCCTGTACCAATAGTGAATGTGACTCCACCAGTTGTTGAGTTAACAGATCCATCATAGAATCCTGAAGGATTAGCGAATGATGTAACACCAGTATTGTTTATAGTAATAGAGTTAGATCCATTAGTGATACTGATACCTGTTGAATTACCCAACGTTGCTTTTGCAAATCCACTAGCAGAACCAATAAGTAACTGTCCATTAGAGAGAGTTGATGTATCTATACCAGTTCCACCCTTGCTCCTACTGATAGTAGTTGCGTTCCATGTACCAGTAGTGATTGTGCCAACTGTGCTCAAGGATGAGGCTGAAGTTAAGTTGCCAAGTGTGTCGATTGCAGATTCTATAGTAGCTTCAGTAGTAGCATCTATAGCATCAATATTTTTTAATGTAGCAGTTCCACTTGCATCGGAGATTACATTAGATGAACCAACTGTGAGGTTATTACCGATTGTTAAACCACCTGTCAAAGACAAGTCGTTTCTTATGGTTGTAGTACCAGTAGTAGCACCAATAGTAATATTAGTACCTGCACCACCAAAATTAATTGTTGTTGCTGTGTTATTTACGATATTAAACGTTGACTGGTTCGTTGTGATGTCACCGCCATTTACTTGAATATCACCAGTAAGAGTAATATTGTTACCACCTATGATGTTACCACCTGTAGTTAAATCACCTGTACCTATTTGGAATGTACCAGTGCCATTAATTTTTACTCCAAGTCCGTTGTTAAATTCTAAATCACCTGTACTATCACCAGTACCACTACCACCAGTAACTGACATGTTACCAGTATCAGTTAATCCAAATTTGACCCACTCACCACCAGTGTAATAGAAACCTAAGTGCCCTCCTCTGGTAATACTCTCTAGTAATTTCCAGTCACCAACGTCACCAACATCAGATGCAGTTGGAGCTGATCCAAATACGTCAATGTTCTTAGATGATTCGTTTGTACCACCAATAGTAATATCATCAACAGTTAACTTATTTTCAATAGATGCTTCGTTAAGTACTCTTAACTTACCTCTAACCTCAGTTTCAAGTGTATTAGATTCAACAGTGATTTTATCTCTAACAATGATCTCATCAAATGTAGGACGTAAGTTTGTAGTTTCACCAACGATTGATAAGGTAGGAGTATCAAGGTTTGCTTCCTCACCAGTAACAGAACTAATCTTAGTGTTACCAATAAACAAGTCACCATTACTGTTAAGTCCAGAGTAGAATGCGATACCACCATTTTCTTTTTGTGACTGTGATATAAGTATCTCTTGCTCAGTTAGAACTCTGTTTTGTACTGAAGGTAGACCAGTTGAATAGTTACCAGGACCATAACCAACATATTCAAATGTATGGTTACCAGATCTCAGGATACTTGGTCTTCTTAG